CTGCATTAACTCTAAAATTTGATTCAGGAACTACAGAAGGAACTAATTTATATACTTATAATGGTAGTACAGCTAAAACAATTGATATAAAAGCTGGAACAAATGTTACTCTTACTAAAGCAGCTGGGGTTATAACAATAAATTCACAAGATACAACTTATTCATTTTATGATTTACTCTTTAAGAATGCTACTGATACTACAGTAATGACCTATAAACCAGCTACTTCTCCAAGTAAAACAATCAAACAAGGTAGTAATATTACTATGTCTGTTGTTGGAGATGTTCTTACTCTTGGAGCTATAGATACTTGAAGAGATGTTAAATTAAGGACTCCTGGAGCATCTTCTGCTACTAGTATAGGTAATGAAATATTAACTTTTGGAGAAGAATTCAATTGGGACGCTACAAATAAAGAAGTAAAGTTAGGATGAACTGAAGTAGCAGCTAATGGTACAGTTACCTATACTTTTTAATAATTTATAACATATGGCTTATAAGACAAAATTTCTTAATTATGCTACACAAACTAGATTTGACACAGACTTAGCCAATGGATTAATTGATAGTAAATCTATAGTATTTATTCAAGATACTAAAAGAATCTGAACTCATAATACTTTCTTTGACACTTTATGAAATTATATAGGAGGCAAACCAGCAACTTTTGCTCCATCACCACACACGTTGGATAGTCATTCTAATGTTACCATTACTTCAAATACTGCTGGAGAAATACTTAAATGAGATGGTAGTAAATGGATTAATAATACATTAGCTGAAGCTGGCATTGCAGCTACTAGTCATACTCATCCTTATTTACCATTAAGTGGTGGTACATTAACAGGTAATGTAATTATCAATACAGACTCAAAATTACATTGGGAAAGAAATACAGATTATGTATCTATCTCATTTAAAAATACATCAGATTCTGATACTGATTCTTATATGTCATTTTATGCTGGGGACAATGGAAATGAGTATTTTAAATTTAGTAGCTACAGTGGAGCAACTCCTACAACTTTATTAGATCTTAAAAGAGGTACTTCTACTTTATATACAGATTTAAATGTTACTGGTAGTGTTACAGCTCCAACATTTATAGGTAATTTATCTGGAAATGCTTCTACTGCTACCAAACTCCAAACAGTACGAACATTATGGGGACAGCCTTTTGATGGTACAGGTAATGTATTTGGAGATTTAGCTAATGTTAGTAATATAACGGCAAGTGGAAATATAAAACTTAATTATTCGTCATTAATACCAAAAGCTATTGAGTTTAATGCAGACTATAATGGAACTAATTGGGGAGCAAGAATAGTCGCAGATTATTATGGCACTAGGTATCATCCGAGTGTTTATCATGGAATGTCATTTATTAGCGGCAGAAATTATTTTGATAATTTTAGGTGGTTTAAAGCTGATTTTTCTGAAATAATGACATTGTTCAAAACAGGGAATTTAGTTTTAGGAAAAGGTACTAATCCTACTGATGATGGGTATAAGCTTGATGTATTCGGCCCAAGCAGATTCACAGGTAATGTAGTTTTATCAGATACTCTTAATGTAACTCTCTCAAAAGAAGTTGGTGGTCAGTTAGCTAATTTCGGGGTAAATTATGCCCAAGCCGGAGGTAGAAATGCAAGTGTTGATGGCGGTTTTTTTAGGATAGACACGCGCCCTGAGCAAAATCTATTTGATGTTATTTATCAAAAAGGCGGAGTTCCAGGAGAAATTATTTTAATGGGGGTAAGTAAAGGTGGCAACTTATATGTTTCTGGTACAGGCAGGTTTACAGGTGAAGTAACAGCACCAACTTTTATAGGAGCTTTAAGTGGTAATGCTTCATCGGCAACAAAGTTACAAACTGCAAGAACAATAGCAGGAGTTTCATTTGACGGTACAGCTAACATAGCTATTCCATTTGCTAATCTTTCAAGCAAACCGACCACTTTAGCAGGCTATGGCATTACGGATGCGGCAAGTTTAAATCATACTCACGCTTATCTTCCATTATCTGGAGGAAGTTTAACTTCTACGATGAAAAATGTAACTACTGGAGTATTTGGTAGTCCACACTTGGCATTAAAAGCATCTAATACCTTAGACAATAATGGATTTGTTGGTATGACTTTTGCAACTTCAACCAGTCCTAACTATGGATATTCTTTAGGAGCTTTAAGAAGTACAAATGGTGGTGGAGATTTAGTTATTAGAAGGCATAATAATGATATTATAGGTACTGAAGTTGCAAGATTAAGTTCTATAGGAGAATTACAACTTAGTGGACATACTGTATATCACACAGGTAATTTTAATCCATCTAACAAAGTTGATGTATCAACTTATAATTTAGATATGGGTAATATTGCTGCTTTATTAGATGATATTAATGGAACTATTATATAAGATTAAAATTAATTTATGGGTACAATAATTGATAAATTACAATGATTATGAAGTGTTAAAGTAGCAATATCTGATATTCTTCATACCAAGTTAGGTAATATTAATAAAACAACTACATATACAGAGAATAGTAATTTTCAAGACTTACTTAATCAATTTAGTAACTGAGATTTTAGGAGAAGAAGGTTAGTTCCAGTTATGACACAATATTTACAATATAGCTATGGTACTGCTAATGGGGTTACTGGTTACTATAATGACTTTTGGTTTGACTATACTGACTATGACTGAGCTAATGATATAGTACCAATAACACATTGTGCTTTGGGTGGATTTGATGCTGAAAATATGCTTACTAGATCTGAAACAGGAGTAGTCATGGGGAAAGTGGTTTCTCCTTATGGTGGAGCCACTGTAGCTAATTTACCTTTTTGTATGGGATGTGGTAGTACTGCCAATATGAGTAATCAAAATACTTGAATGAACTATAATCCTTTATATGCAGGTATATCTTATTACTATTCTACAACTAATATGAAAATATTATTAGCTGACGATTACACAAAAAATGATGGTGTTTTTATATTAGGAAACATTGCATTAGTAGATCCATTGATGTTTGGTAGCAGTATAAGTGATTTAGCTTTAGTATGTATATCTTATAGATTAATAAATCCTTCTTATACATCTAGTTCTACTAATACCACTAACTGGATAGGTATTGATGTGAGTGTGACTAGAAATAATACTGGAAATTATACTTTAACTTGAAATGTAGGGTATAATAACTATAACTATATATGGCCATTATTTACTGGAGTCCAGACCACTAGTGGTGGACCTGCATATGTAACAGTTAAAGATATAACTATAAATGCATCTACAACTGTAGTTAAAGTTTTAACTGGAGACGATCCAGATATTAGTGATAGAGCATTTAATGCTATTTTATTTGGGAGAAAATCATAATGGGATCTATAAGTGCAAAATTAAGCTGATTAATAGCTAGAAAGAAATGAATAGTGGACTGAATCAATTCTAAAACTAATTACAATAATACTACTGGTGCCTCTAAGCCTTTTACTGGGACTTATGCTTCAGTACCATTTTATAATATTACTAATAATTTAGTTTGTTTCTTTCCAAATGGTTATCCAGAAGTAGTTGCCTATGTTCATTATGAAAATGGGGTTCTTAATACAAGTTATAATGTAGGACATTATATAAGACCAGGAGTAAGTGTTTCATGTAGTAGGGCAGATACTGGTAAGTACAATTTTAGTATAACACATCCATCTGACTTAGTTGGTTATGAATACCAAATATTTGCTTATGGTGGGCATGTTGATTCAAATTTTAATAACCCTTGTTATGCTACATGTAGTCCTACTAATTATACAACATCAGGTACTCATACATTTCTTATATTTACATCAGATGATGATACTAGAAATAACGGGTCTTTTACTATTCTTGTATTAGCATGTAAATCTATATAATATTATGAAAATGGATAAAGTAAAATTTTATAATTGTATTAGAAGTACAATATTTGGAAAATTATTACAAAATCAAGTTGATAGTATAGAAGCTATACTTAATGAATGTAATAATATGGATGAAAGAAAAATAGCTTATATACTAGGAACTGTTTACCATGAGACTGCTAGAACTATGTTACCCATAGAAGAGTATGGTAGAGGTAAAGGTCATTTATATGGTAAAAAAATTAAACACAATGGAGAGATATATTCTTATCCAGATAAATTATATTATGGTAGGGGTTTTGTACAGCTAACTTGATATGAAAATTATGAAAAATTTGGAGAGTTGTTAAATATACCTTTATTAGAAAACCCAGAACTAGCTTTAGATACAAATGTATCTGCAAAAATACTTGTAATAGGTATGGAAAAAGGGTTATTTACTGGAAAAAAGTTAGATAACTACTTTAATGAGGAAAAAACAGATTGAAGAAATGCTAGAAGAATAATAAATGGACTAGACAAAGCAGATACTATAGCAAACTATGCTAAAAAATTTTATAATTGTTTAAGTGAATAATATTTTATATATGTATAATTTTGGTAAAAGATTGTTTAAGGATATTAGAAATAATAAAATAATATCCTCAAAATCTAAAATTCTGGCATTTACTGAGTTTTATGATTATTACAGAACTAGAGGAGAAGAACCTCCTACTATGGAAGAGATAGAAGAAGTAGAAGAAAATAAATAATGTGATTATGAATATAAGAATAAATACAGAAGATAAAACTATTATAGTATATAATGGAACTATTGGAGAAATAATTAAGTTTCTAAAACATTCAGTAGATGATTGGGAAGAATATACAATTGAAGACAAAGAACCTAAACTCTATGTTTCTCCATATCCTTCAACTTATCCCTATTATACCTATGGAGGTATAAATCAATCAGATTTAAAAGTTACAAGTTCAGATAACAATTTTAAAAGTGATGGCAGCGGAGCAGCTGTTGGATCTTTAAATGGAGTCAGTCTTAAATATTAAAAACTATGTCATTGAGAAAATTTACAAGAGTTAATGGATCAATAGAAGTAAATTCTATAGTACTAAATTTAGATTTTGAAGTAGTAAATAATGTTCCAGGAATTATATCATTTAATTTTAGCAATAATGGTACTTATGTTTCTGGGTCATATTCTACAAAACTAGACTATTATTCTGTTAATGGTGAAATACTGCCATCAGAAATTATGTCAGAAGTAGTAACTGCATTAGAAAATGTAAGAACTAACTATGAGGACTACCTTGAATAGAACATTTTTATACCTTAAAGCAAGATGGCAAGCAGAGACTCCAAAAATAGCAGTATATATTCAGTGATTTAGTGGATTAATAGCTGCTATAATTTATGCTTTAAGTGTGTTTTGAACATCTTTACCAGTAGAATGAAAAGAAAACGTCCCAGATACAATAACAAATAACATAGTGTATATTGGAGGTATAGCAGTTATATTACCTATTATACTACAATTCTTAGAAAAGAAAAATAAAAATTAATGATTATGACTTTAAATGAAGCTTTAGTAAGACAAAATTTCTTTAGTAAAATAGTTCTAAAGAATGGTAATGAAGAGTTACCTAAAGATTTGAAAGTAAAAGTAATGGCAATGAGAATAGAGTTGAATAAACTTAGAAATCAATTTGAACAGGACTCTCAAGAAGCTATTAGGGAACTAAAACCAGAGGGTTTTGATGAATTGTATTTAAAACCAGATAAAACTGAAGAAGAGCAAAAACTATTAGATGAAATGACTAAAAAACTTACAGATGAACATAATGCCTTTATTTTAGAGGAAGGTAAAAAACCTGTGTCTTTTGATAAAAAACTCACGCAAGAAGAATTTAATGAGCTTATTAACACAAATTCTAATAGTGTGGAGATAAATGGAACTCAACTGAGTGCAGAGGATTTCTTAGAAATTATATATAGTCTTTTCGTTGATTAAAAAATCTTTATAATGGGAGAATTTATAGAATTGATTGGGCAATTAAAGCCTAAAAATAATGGTAATTTTCCTATCGCTGATACTACTGATTTAATTGGAGGGTATATTCAATTAGACTATGTAGCACAGTTAAATGAATACCTAAATACTGGAAAAGTAAGACAAGGTATGTTAGCTTATGTTACAGAGACTAATAGAATATACCAATATCAGCAAGGAATATGAATCCCATGATCTGGTGGATCTGGTGGAGATGGAGGATTATCCATTATTAAAGTAGATAATCTCTCAGATTTAAATAATACAGCATTAAAAGTAACTGGACAATTAGTATATGTAGAAGAAGTAAAAGATTTAAGACTATATAATGGTGTAGAATGAGTATCTTTTAGTAAAATATATATACAACCTACACCTCCAGAAGACAAGGGAGGTATTTGAATAGATACTTCTGATGAAAAAACATATACAAGCTCTAATGGAATAATTTTAAATTTATTGCAAATACTATCTATTTTAGAAGAAAGAGTTAGAAGAATAGATTGAGCATTAGGTAATCAATTAGACTTTGGAGATTTTTCAAATAATCATTATCAAGAATATGAAGATTATGAAAATCCTATAGAACCTTCTTATGGTACAGATACAGAAGAGGATTTTTGAAGACTTTCTGATAATTTACTAAGTGTAGTAGAAGAATTAGAACCTACACAATATAAATCTATAACTCCAACAGGTAAGCATTTAAGTATAAAAGGAGGAACTTATGCTGATATGATAAAGTATAAGGATAACTTTTTACCAAATGAACTACTATGGTGTGAGGATAGAAAACAACTATGAATAAAAGATAAAAGGACAAATAATTTAGTAATAATTGGTTCTGTTGGTGGAACAACCCCAGAACCTGATGACGATACTATGGAGCAAATACTAACGCAAGTTGTAGGTACTGGAACCAATACAGAAACAAAAATTATTGGAATAGAATTTGGAGATATGGCCAATCTAGAAAACACTTATAGATTAAGTGTAAAGAATGGTAAACTAGATTTATATGATTATAGACTAGATAAAAACACTCTTGCTGGTAATGCCCAAGTAGTATCTAGTGGTGAATACTATACTAAACCATATTTTCCAATTCTTAGTGACTTTACAGGAAATACTAATTCTCCGATGATTTATATAAATTCTTTATATGCTGGTGGGGATAGTACTTCTAAAGATTATAACCCTTGTTCACATAACTTTATTGAGTTATGTAATTTAACAAATATTGATTTAAATTTAAAAGGGTTATACTTACACTATACAGAAAAGAATTCAGGACAGTGGGTATCATTGCCACTAAAAGGAGTAATAAAATCTAAAAGTACTTTTTTAATTAGAGGTGCTCAATGTTCTGTTATAGATATTAACACTACTTATATAAAAGTAAATACATTTGATATAGAGTGAACAAAAGATTTAACCTATAATCCAGATGTATTAGCAACTACAAATCCAGAATATAATATCTGGGATGAAAACAATTTAATAAGATTTTCTAACAGCTGTTCATTTTATATAAGTGGAGAGCCTTCTGAAAACTATTTTGCTACTAACATACTATCTGACACAGCTCCATGAAGTACAGTAGGAGTAAAAAAATGGTATGTAGATTTAGTAGGTATAGGTTCTTATAATGGAACAGCAATGCCTAATGAAGGAGCACCTATTCCTGCTGTAGGTAAGAATAATTTATATGTTAGATACCATACTATGGATTTTATATCTCAAGCTATAAAAGCTACAACAGCAAGAAAAAATTCTTCTGAATGAACTTATATAGACATGAGTGTAGATAATCCAAAATTAAATAAATCTGTATATATACCTAAGGCATCATATGAATCAAAAGATGTATTTTATAACAAAACAAAATTAACTGATGGAGCACCAAATATAATAACTTGTTCTTTTGGACAAAATGCTCATACTACAAGATGTTTTAATTGAATATCTAAAGGATATTATAATGAATATATATGGTTTGCAGATTCAGAAGGTAATTATATAGAAGAAAATAAATTTGAGTCATTTAAAGCAGGTGATAATAGACCATCTACTAAGAATTGAAATGATCCAATATATGATAGAATAAGAATTATTGCTACAGATGGTACTGCATTTACAGTACATAAATTTATAAAAGATTGAGCAGAAGTTTCTGAACCTACAGTTATTAAATACAAAGTAGGTAGAGATAATGCTTGGTCTGAAGAAAGATCATTTACATTAAGAAATCGTAATGATGTTATTAACTCAGGATTTAATTTTCTACATGTAACAGATCAACAAGGATTTAATCCAGAAGAATTAGAAACTTGGAGAGTATGTGCAGAATTTATTGATAATGATAGAGTTAATAATGATTATGATTGAGTAATGAATACAGGAGATGAAACTCAAAATGGTAATAGAATTGGAGAATGGATAGATTATTTTAAAGGTGGAGAAGTTATATTTAAAGATAAAGAACAAATGTATGTTGTAGGTAATAATGACCTTTCACCAGAAGATTTTACTATATTAGGAGATGGTGGTGATTTAAGTAAAATAAATCCTTATAATGTATTATTATTCTTTACATTTGAACATCCTTATGAAATACCTAGAAGCTCTACAGGAGTATATATTCCAAGTGTATATAGTTTTATATATGGAGATACTTATTTCTTAGCTATGAACTCTGAAATATCTTCATTAACTAATGATTTAGTATTTGAAGTACCTTCTAGTGAAAATGTATATACAGATGATATTAAACCTTGAGTAGAGAGGGATATGCAGCATTTTGTAGATGATAGTATAAAATGAAGAGTAGCATTTAATCATGAATCTCCGTTTACTATTATAACAGCAGAAACTATAATGTCTTATGTACATGCTGGAGAGGGAGGAGCACTAGTAAAAGATTTAACTTCTGAAAGAGGTGGATCTAGAGCTAATACTGTAGGAAATTATTGATTTTCTGAATTTTTACAAAATAATGAATTTAATATGTGTTTATGTGGTCACAAACATACTTATGCTAATTCTAAATACTTAAGAGATGATAGCACTCTTACTATGGAACCTATAGTTTATGATCCTACATATAACCCAGAAACTGGTACATATCCAGATTGGTATAATGCTTTGCCAGAAAGAGAAAAAATGTGTGTAAGATTAAGTAATGATACAACACAACATTATGTAAGATATGTAATGTGTCAAGCTACTGGTTATAAATTAACTTCAAATAAAGAGTTACCTGCTAAAAATATACCTTGATTATTAGAATATTATCCTGTTACTGCACAAGTTGAAAATCCAACAACAAATACTGCTAGTGTAACACCTAATGCTGCACAAAAATTTCCTCATTATATAATATGGAATATAGGAAAAGGTACAGAAACAGAAACTACAACAATAGTACCAGAACGTGATAGAATAATGGGAAAACCTTATAAAATAGTTTTATCTGCTAGTCCTACTACTCTTTGAGCATATCATTATAATAATCCAATACATTATACACAATTAACTAAAGTTCCAGCAAATGGATCAGTTAATCCTACTAGAAATATAATTATTGAAAAATTACAATAATGAAAATAAAGCATTATGATTTTGATTTACAGAAATGAGTTATTGATGGAGCATCTAATTCAAGCGATTTAGAACTTTCTAATCCAGCCTACTTAGATGACGAAGGTAACTCAATTTCTGTAGATCAGGGATTTACAAAAGTAGCAAATAAACTAAAAGAAATAGAAGATAACTTAGCCTGGATCTATATAAACGGTGCACATGGAGGTACTGGAGGCGGTGGTGGCACTGGTGAGGGTAATATAACTATACAAGTATTTGAAGGCACTACTATATACACATCAACTAGCACGGCTAATTTTAGTATTCTAATCAACAATGGCACCGTGTCTAGGGCATTTACAATAGTAATTAAAGATGTAAGTACAGGAAGAGTATTAACTACTTTAAAAAAGTATTCTCTTACAAGAATTCCTATACAACTCACAGATCTAACTGGGAATGTTGATTTAGAAATATCAGCGTATGACTCTGCTTATAACTATGCAATTCCAACATATGTATCTATAGTATATGGAGCAATAAGCTTATCTTTACAAACTACTCCAGCAAAAACAATAATAAGAGGAGCAACTTCTGAAGTTCCTGCTAATTTTACAATTAGAAACAATATATTAGGTGCAACATCATCTTTTGTTTTTAAAGTAAACAGTTTAGTAATAGATACTCAAACTAATATAAATGTATCTCCTAAATCTATATTATATAATATAAGAGATATACTATTTAATGGTGAATTATTTCCATCTGTATATGCTGGACAAAAGTTTTATTTTGAAGCTTATGCTTCAACTATACTAAATGGTGTAGAGATACAGTCTAATACTATAACATTTGATGTTACAGCAGTAGAGGCAGATAGTTTAATAATAGTAGTTAATGGTATTTCTGAAGAAGATTCTAGTTATAGTAGTATAACACAGTATAGTCAGGGATCTCAATTAAGCTTTACTTATTATCTAAGCTATGCTCCAATAAAATATACTACTTTTAATGTAAATTATAGTATATATCTAATGTCTAATGGTGTTAAGTTATCAGATACACCAATAGATTCTGGATTAATACCAAATGTTAATAAAGGAATAAATTCTGTATTCTCAATAAGCACTATAAATTTGCCTATAAATGCAGAGTCAGAATATTTGATGATAGAATTATTTGCATCATCTACTTCAGATCCTGGAGATGTATCTGCACAATATACTAAAAGAGTATATGCCGTTATTTCCGAAGCTGTAAAATTAGATATGTATGCAAATAATGATATACATACTTTATTGGCTTATTATTCTAGAGTAACTGGTTTTCCAGCTGCAAGTGAAACTGAATGAAATTATGCTCTTAGTCATACTGGCAGGTTTCCATATGATGATATATTTTTCAATCAATTTCCAGATGGAGTTAACTTATACCTACACAAAACTAATGGAACTTCTACAGGATTTATAAACAATACTGATAGAATAAATAATATACCAGGAATAGTATTAAGTGGTGGTTCTTATGCTAATATAGCAGTAGCTAATCAGATGTTTCCTAATTATACTATAGGAGAGTTTGGATTCTTTCAACCAAAAGGTTTTAACATATCTTTTACTTATAAAGCTGATTCTACCAATGGTGTAATAATGAGTATTGGTAGATATAAAAATGATTTACTAGATTCTGGTATAGAAGTTACATCAGAAGATGTAACTGTAAAAATAGGTACAGCTGATACATTAAATGTAAAATTACCTCAACAAGAATTACTTACTATAGATATTGATGTATCCTTATTAGGAAATGTTGGTTGGTATTTCAAAATATATGTAAATGGAGTTTTATCAGCAGTTTCTAGAGTAGATCAATCTGCAATTGACTGGACTTTTAATCAAGATTTGTATTTTGGGTGTAGAAATAATAATGGAGTATTAAGTAGGTTTTCTAATGTAACAATATACGATATTAAACTTTATACATCTTCACAAACTGAATATGCTATTGTACAAAATTATATATCAGCTACAGAGCAGGCTTCTTTAAATCGTGGTGTTGTAGATGAATCTTTGGATGCAGAATTAAGATCAAAGAACTTATTTGATTCTGAAGGTAATTGTTTATTATGGGATAAAGCTAATAATTCATTCTATAGCGGAGACCAGTTATATAATACATTAAGTGCACAAATGGATGTAAATACTCCATATCCTATTGTATTAATAAGAGAAACTAGTAGCTCCTATACAGAATTTAAAGCTTACTCTACAGCTATTTTCTCAGCAGAACAGAAAGAAGAAATTATGAGTAAAACTTTTCCATGTGAAATAACTTTTAAGAATAAGTTAGGAGAAGTTTTAATAAGCACTCCAAATGGTGTATCAGCAAATAATGGAGTAAGGATTGGATTGCAAGGTACTTCTTCATTATCTTATAATGCAAAGAACTTTGAGCTATATATGGGTAATAAAGATGAGACTGGTAAATTACAACTATTTCAACCTATACAAGAGTGGCTTCCAGAAAATGAATTTACTCTGAAAGCTGATGTTATGGATTCAGCACATGTCAATAACGTAGTTATAGGTAAGATAATAAATGGCGAAGTTACTAATGAAGCTGGCATACCTATAAAACCATTAAGTGCTACCCCACCGATGTTACTACCAGATTCTGTTTTTGCATCAACTGAGAAGGCACAAGAAATTAAAAGCAAAATAAAGCATACTTCCGATGGTTTTCCTTGTCTAGTATTTATAAATTTTGCACCAGACAGAATTACAGGAATGAGAGAGACCAGGTTTATGGGTATATATAACTTCAATTTAGGGAGATATGCCAATTATAATTTAGGTCTAAAAGTACTTACTGATTACACACCTGTAACTCCTGGAGGAGCTCCAACTATTATAGAAGATTATTCTGATTTACAAACATATTGGAACACTACACCAGCTAATGGTACTTTCTCTATGGAAGTAAATCAAAATAATTCTGCACAAGGAGCATTTCAGCAAGATGATATGGAGATAATTAGGTTTATGGTAGATGCTATATATTCTAGTCAAGATACTAATATAGCATATGATGCATTAAAAACTTTATATACCCAGTTAGCTAATATGGCTTTGAGCCAGACTCCTAAATATACTATGGATGATGCTGGCCAAACTCCAACTAAATTAATTCCAGGAGAGTATTATAACTATAATGCTGCTTATTATAATTTTGCTGCTCTAGACCAACATTTAAATTGAAATAATGCTACTTCTTATTTTATAATAACACTACTTTTTGGGATGGTGGATTCTATGTGTAAAAACTTAACTTTAAGAAGTTGAGGTGGTAATACATGATATACAGCATTCTATGATATGGATACAGCATTTGGTTTAAATAATGCTGGTCAAGATATAGTAGAGTATTGAGCACATTTACACAGATGGTATAATATACAAGCTGGTGACACTGGAATAACTACATTTACTCTAGAAAAAAATTATACTAATGATAACCCAGATGGTGTGAAACAATACTTTTCTTGTAACTGAAATAGGATGTGGGAAGTATTAGAAAACTTACCATTGAGAGACAGTGGTGGATTATCAGAAGAAAGAATGACTTTAGAAAGAGCTTATGCCAATTTAAGACTAAATCTATTTTCAGATCCAGAAGCTTTCATAAATAAATATTATAAAAGTTATACTGACCAAACAGGTGCAATATTATTTAATTATGATTATAAAGTTAAATATTTAAAAATAGCACAAAGTTATAACGAAATAGATGGTTTTGTTGACACTACAGATTTTTCTCAATTGAAGTTTTTACATGGTAACAGAGTTATACATGTTAAAGACTGATTTAAGAAAAGAGTTTTATTTTTAGATGGAGTTTATGGAGTTACAAATAACCAGTCTAATATAGATCCTTCTGTAAATAGTCCTGCAAATCAAATGTGGAGTAATAATAAAGCTGCTGGTGTTGGAGAACAGATATTATTTGATATAACAATGTCATCTAATTCTAAAATCTTATATAGGTGAGCATATGACAAAACTTCTGGAAGTTTTTGGTTAGATAATAAAGATATTCCAGCAGTTGTACCTACTCCTGGTGGTGAGACTATTATCTATATGTATGCAAATAAATACATAACTAAATTTGATAATTTTAAAGACTATCCATGAACTTTACTAGTTAATATTGATTTGCCTTTGTTAAAAGAGTTAGATTTAAGTAATTTAAGGAATATACCAGCTAATAACTTTTTATTTCCTAAAGTATATGATCCAAATACTGATACTGGGCTTAAGAGTATAGAAAAACTAATATTATCTAATGTGACTTTAACTGACGCATCTTCTTATACTTTAGATGTTAGAGATTGTAAAAATTTAAGTTACTTAGACATATCAAACTCAAATATAACTTCAGTTTTATTAAGTGATTCAGCATCTTTAAGATACTATAATCTTTCTAATACAGCAATTAGAACTTTAAATATAAGTAATCAAGCATTTTTAGAGTCTCTTATATTATCAGGCTGCAATGACCTAGAGGAAATAGTTATAAATAACTGCAACTCTTTAACTAATCTAGTACTTCCTTTAAATGTTAAGAGGCTTACTATTACTAACTGTGAATTTTTAGACGAGTTAAGAGTAACTTATACTTCTATTAATAATTCTATATCTAACCTGGAATTAATAAATGTAGATAACTGTCCTAATTTAAGATTATTTGATATAAGTGGGCAGAATAACCAAACTCTTAAAGTGAATCTAATAGGTGCATGAAATCTAGAAGACTTAAAATTAAGTGGAGTAAGAACTTTAGATATATTATTGCCATCATTGTTTATAGATGGAGAGCCTTATTTCAATACTCTTAAATCACTAGATATTAGTAATACATCTATTTCTAACTTTATCTATAATGACAATCCAAAAGATGAGCTAGGTAACTTTATAAGAAATAGCTATTTAGATTTAAGCAATTTTCCAAATTTAGATTCTATAAAAGCTTATAATAATACTTCTATTAGAGAGATTAGATGTAAGAATGATATAAACAATCCTATTAATTTAGAGACACAATCATTTATAAATTGCAGTTCATTAAACAGAATTAAAGGTAACTTTAATATAATAGGAATGGAAGTATTTAAGAACTGTAGTAGCTTAAAATTAAATGATGAGTCTGTTTATGCTAATACTCTTCCAGATCAGTTCTTAGAAGGAAACGATGTAACAAATATATCTATAAATTCTAGTATATTAAGAAGTGTATTTGAAAATTGTAGCTCTTTAAGTTATAATGATTTTAAAAGGATAGCTGTTAAACTAAATAATAATGTTACATCTACTGAATCATTGTTTAAAGGATGTTCTGGAATAACAGGAGAAATATGAAGAGATTTCTTTTCTAATTGTAGAAATATAGATAATATTAAAGATATGTTTTCTGGTTCTGGTATATCAGGAACTATAGTTTCCAGAGCTGATAATTATTCAGATAGTGATGAAAGTACTTGAGGATTGTTTGATTATCTTCCAAATTTAAGAAATCTAGAAGGATCTTTTGAAAGTTCTTTTATAGAGTGAATAGATAATAACCTATTCAAATCAAAAAATGGAACATATTATCCTTTTGTTAATATAGATAATATGTTTAGGTATTGTGGAAGACTAAAAACTTGTTCAGATACTAGACAAGTAACTAAAACATACGGTAGGTTAAATTCTAAAACATTCTTTACAGACTTAAGAAATTTAGTTTCTGTATATCCAAAAGATGTATTTAGAGGATGTTCTGGTGTAGATATGGATATTATAAATGATGGTAATATAACTTATTTATTCCATATATTAACAAACTCTTCTTATAATGTATTAACCGATTCTTTATATGCTGGAATTAACTTATTTGGAGAAATTAAATCTAATGTGTTTGGTGGAATAAGTAATACCTTTTCTGATGGAGATACTACTTATTATATACCTAAATTTACATCTATTCAGTATCCATTTTCGAGTTCTGGAAGTAATATATCCATAGATATTAGTCAGATGGGGCAAATATTCAGAAATATAAACACCACACTACTTCAAGCAATTGGTGTATTTTCTGGATTAAAAACAATTGGCTCTAGAAAAATACCTGATGACATTTTTCAAGGATGTATAAATCTTAATAGTATAGAATCTTTATTTGCAAATAGTGATATAGATAATGATGGAGAAATATATGAATTTCCTAACCAAGTAATATTTAGAGATACAGTTTCTCTAAAAAGTATTAAAAACTTATTTAATAATACTAATAAAATAAGAATTAAGTTACTGGGGGAAGGATTTAAAAATTGTATTCTAGAAGATGTTTCTGGTGCTTTTGCTTCTAGTGGAGTATTTGGAATTATTCCATATAGACTATTCTTTATGACTGATGGAACTTCTATAAGAAGAACTATAAAACATATGGAAGGTATATTTAATAATTGTTGATTATTGGGATATACTGCTGATAGACAAATTAGTACAGATACATTATTAGAAACTATAACATATCCAGATGGTAATACTGTATCTATTTATACAAATTGAGCTAATAATATAGTATCAGTTCCTGGAACTAAAGTAGATTATAAATTAGATGTAACTAATATGTCTAAATCTTATAATTTTGATAGAGATGAAAGACAGACTATTCCTAATCCAAATTATATAGCTGATCCAGCAAATAGACCTCCAGATTATGATCCAAGTACTCCGGAAACTATTCCTAATCCAGAATATAATCCAGGAGAACAAGCATTCGATATTTGGTATTTAGATGGATATGGATGGGATGGAGCTACATCTACAGAACAGTCTGAGTTGGATGCACAAAAAGCTAGATTACAGAGATACTTTATATATGATCAATATCAAGCACAGTCTATTCAAGATAATGCTATTACTGACTGATATACAGAAAGCCATCAAAACTACATGATTCCAACAGATTTGTTTAGATATTGTCATAAAGAAGCTACACTGTCAGGAGTATTAAGTAGCTTATCTTGGTATGAGCGTATAGTTGTTGTTGATCCAGCTACTGGTAAAGGTTCTATACGAACTACAAATAATATACAAGGATTAAGAGGTAGAATACCAGTAAGATTGTTTAAGTCTTTAGTAGATAATACAGAATTTAATTCTGTATTTAGTAATACTAAATTTGATGCATTCTATGGCTTAAGAGGTACAAATACTAATAATTTAACTAGAGGTATTGCATATCCACCTGATTTATTACAAAATAATGTAGAGCTAACAGATGTTCCTAATTTATTTAGTAATACAGTTATACCTATAGGAGTAGATATTAATTCTGACTTATTTAAAAACAATATAAAGTTAAAGAATATAAGTTCAGTTTGGTCTAATTGTACATTTGATAAGAGGCCTTATAATGCAGAATCATTTTCTCCAGACCAAGTCTATTATCCACAGATTGATTTTGTAAATATATTCAAATATAATATTAAAATAACTAATGCTTCTAATTTATTTGCAGTAACAGACATAGTAAGAGATAATAAAGGATTGCTAATGATTACACCAGATTTATTAAGAACAGCATTAAATATAAATAATATTAGTGGTATGTTTTATTACAATATAAATATGTATGGAGCAGTACCATTGTTCCAATCTACTATATATACAGCTTTAAATTCAGTGTATGGATACTTAACTGGAGTTAATAAATCTAACATAACTAATGCTGATCAATTAGAACCTAGACTTATTCCTTCTGGATGAGATTAATTATTAGTTTATACAATAATATAACTTAAATATTACATATTTTATTTAACTATTTTTACATACTATACGTATATTAGTGTCTAGTTTTTATATATAAAATTTTTATACTTTTATACAATTGTTAGTAAAAAAAAATATTAATTTTGCAAAAATGAATGTTAATGTAAATGGTAAAAAATTAAGATTCTTAAAACCCTAATAAACACAATAATGCCATTATTAACAATTGAAATTGATCTATCTTCTTTATTTGATATTAATATAATTGTATTTACTACTCTAGCTTTTGTATTTAGTGTTGTAGTAACAATATTTTTAGTACTTGGATTAAGACCTATAACAACTAGAGCTAGAAAGGCTAATGACTTAGAACCAGAAAAATTAAGTCTTACTTATCTTAGGCTTATTATGTATGTATTTGCTGAATCTATAGCATTTGTAGCTGATATGTTTTTGGTAATATTTTCTGGAAGCTATAAAGTACCATGATTCACAATAGTAGTATTTTTAACTATATTAGTCTATAAATTAGTATTTGTATTACTTAAAGATTATAGAGATTTAGGATTTGATACAAAAGGAGTAACAAAATCTGTATCTACAGCTATAAAACTAATTGAAAGAAAAGATATAGATGTAATACTTGATGCAATAGATGAATATGATAAAGAGGAGTCTAAAAACAAAAAAATGACTAAATCATCAAAAACAAAAAGGAATAATACTCCAATGATATTGATATTATTATTTATATTATCATGTATGGGACTAGCAATATATAGCCAATCGTATATGATTCATAATATAGAGTATCAATCCGAACAATATCTAGGAGATAAAATTACAGATATAAAGAGTTCCAATAAAATTGTAGGATCTGGTTTTAGTATAAATAGCCAAGATACTATAATTTTAAGGTATCCTAACACTGATAAGAAAATTATACTAGTACCAGATAAATAATAAAATTAATAAAATAGGAGAATGTAAATGGATGAGTTTGAAAATGTTATAGAGTCTGATGATTTTTTAGAAGACTCTACACAACCACAAGAAAATGTAGTAGAAGAAGATAATGGTATAGAAAGTATCTTTAATGACGATTATGAGGATAATCCTTCTTCACAGTCTATCATTGACAAATTTTTACAATCTAAAGGAATTGTAGATTCTAAAATTAAGGTCATAGATGAAGATAGTAAAGAAGTTGAAGTAAAATTCTCTGATTTGTCAGAAGAAGAACAACTGGATATACTGAATTCTTTAACTACACAAGATAGTCCACAAGTAGATGATTCTGAATTAGCTTTTTTAAATGAACTAAAAAAGAATAATTTAACTATTCAACAGTTTTTAGATCTTTATAAAGAGTCAGTAATATCTGAAGCTGGACTTCAACCTGAGCCATCATATACAGTAGATCAATATGATGATAAGGAACTATTTTTACTAGATCTCAAAAATAAATATGATTTAACAGATGAAGAACTCCAAATAGAACTTGAAAAGGAACTTCAAAATGAGGAACTTTTTAATAAGAAAGTTGCAAAATTAAGAAGCGAGTATAAAGAATTGGAGGAACAATACAATGCTAGTCAAAAGGCTGAATTTGAAAAACAACAGCAACAGCAGTATAATCAATTTGTGGATCAAATGACTGATATTGCTGTAAAAACTACAGGATTTCATGGCTTGGAACTAGAAGATGAAGATAAAAATAATACACTTTCATATCTGCTTGATTTAGATGAAAATGGAATGAGTCAATTCTATAAAGATCTAAATAACCCAGAGAAAATATACGAAGTAGCTTGGTATTTAAAATATGGTAAAGATGCCTTCAAAGCAGTTGAAGATGCATACGAAGCCGAGATAGCAAAGCTAAAATCGAAAGTAGATAAGCCACGTGTTGTTAGGCACCAGAACAACGAAAATGACGTATTTAATAATTTATTTTAATAAAAAACTATGATAGTTGCAAGCTATGTAAATCTGAAGCCTGAATTGGCACACAGTAGAACGTATGAAGACTTCTATAAGTTACTGGGAACTACTCCTCAAATGATGGGAGTAATGGCAAGGATGAACATGAATAACACCGCCACATTCCTTACAGAAGGCTTGATGAATGTCTATTACAATCAAAAAACAGTTAATAAATTTCAACCTATTAATTCATTGATGGTTGAATGGGAGATAGAAGTTGGTTTCTTAAAAAGAGTTGCTTTTGCTGCACCTCCTACAGGAGATGGTGCTGGCGGCTCAGATATAACAATGTACTTTACTGAAAGGTATTATGAACGATATGATACCTTTATAATTGAAAAATCAGGACAACAGTGTGTTGTTAAGACTGTTCCCCAAAGAAAAGCAGATAATTTCTGGGAATATGTTGTACAGTTGATTGACTCGGATTACGAGGCAATTCTTGATGCAAACTCTTGTCAAGTAGGAGATACTACAAGATTCTTATCGAATGTAGTACCTGAATACCACTCTGAAGGCTACGTAAAGGCACAGAGTAATGTTGAAAAACATAGAACCTGGATTAAAGAGTCTCGTGTTGATATCAGCATGTCTTCTAGATATGATGCATTTGAAGAGCAGTTTATAAAAATCTCTAATGGTGAAACAGGCGGAGAACTTAAACAAAAACTCTATAAACTGAATAAAGCAGAAAGAGATTTGTTAGATTCTTGGTATAATGCTAAAAATCAAGGTCTATTGTGGGATAAATCTACAATGGATGCAAATGGTAAGTGTACAGTACATGACCATGAAGGTCGTCCACTGATACAAGGTGATGGACTTATTCCTCAATACCAAAGATTTGCTAGTAAAATGAAATACACTAGACTTGAAATCTCTGTTATTGATAAAATGATGGAACAAATGGTTGACAAATGTGAAAATCCTGTTGGAAATCACTTTATGTTTGCCGTTAATAAAGTTTTGTGGAACCAAATTAATACAGCTTTGAGAGATTGGCTGAAATTGTGGAACTCTACACCTACAATGATATACTCTAAAGCAGCAGGAATGCCTATAAAGATTGATAATCCTATAAAAGTAGGGGCTACTTTCATGTCTTATGAAGTTGCTGGTAATGTAGTTACCTTTGTAGTAGATAATGCACTTTCTAAATATTATCCTACTAAGGGGTTTGGCTTGTGTATGGATCTTACTCCTGACATGTCAACTGGTAATCCAGCTGTTGGTGCCTTCACTCTTAAAGGTAAAGAATTTATCTCTAACAAACTAACTGGAGTTGGTTTCCAAAATGGAGAAGTAGCTACTCCTGTAGCAGGTGGTAAATTAATAGTATCTGGTTATTATGGTATAGCAGCTTTTGCACCATATAAATCATTTATACTTAGCCAAAATTAAAAGAATTGGGGAGTTTAATCTCCTCATTCTTTTAGATACTAATAACCTATAGATAACAATAACTTATATATAATAAACAATGAGCAATGATTAATGCTATAATATTACGTAGCGTATTCGGGAAGGTGGGCCAAAAATACTTTATCCAACCTTGTCCAAATCCTAGAACTGGTAGGTTTGCAGAATGTGTAAAGAACATAGATGCAAATGGAGATATGATATTATCTGAAAGTGAAAAAGAAGACCAAAAGAACAAACTAATACATTATATTCCAATTAATGAAATATTTGTAATAGAAGATGGTTTTAAATTGGATCTTACAGATGTGGTAGATAGATGTATTTGGGAAGCAATTCAATATTCCGATATAATTGCAAAAGATAGAGACGAAAGAGACGAAAATGGTATTCTAGTAATAGATGGAGATCAACAGAAATATGGTACAGCAGAGCTGTATGTAGAAAGACCTGGAGAAGTAACTAAAGCTAGGGTAACCAAAAAACAACTAATCTTCAAAGCAGAGCAGTATATCTATAATGATTCAGAATCCGATAGAATCAAAAAATGTCAAGTACTTGGTAGGGATTTAAGAAATGCTTATCCAGCAGACGTTTTAGATTATATGATTAGTGTTGCAGAAAAAGATCCACAAAAAATCATAAATATGTATGAAGATGATGGCTGGAAAATGCACTTATTTATATTGGATGCAATAGAAAAAGGTGTTATTAGAAGGTCAGATGGTATATATAGATATGATGATAAAATGTTAGGTGGGTCTATAGAAGCAGTTATTACATTATTAAAAGATGTAAGGTATAAAGCTATTCTAGATTCTATAAAGAGAGAAACATATATAGATTACTTACCTAAATCTGAAATAGAAAATATAGAAAAACACCAAACAGATGGAATACCTCATTTTGATGAGAGTAGAGAAGAAGGTAAAGCAACTTCAACCGCTTCTAAGAAAAAGAGTTAACTAAATTGTATAACCATTAATTAGGTAATACCTAATTAAATAAAAACTTAAGGATATCACATCAAAACAAGCGTTTGAGTATGCTTTAGTAGAATTGAACAAAGTCCAGGCTCCTAGCTTACTCTTAGAAGATTATAATTACTTTATTAACAAAGCTATTAATCAGTATGTAAATAAAGTATATAACTTGTACGACATCAACCAACAAAAATCAGATGATGTAAGAGTACTTAAATCAACAGCAATACTAGTTCCTACTGTGCAAACAGTATATAGTACACTAAATGAAGAATCTAGATTACTGTACAAAACATATGAAGTAGTTCTTCCAGATGATTATTTACACATTTTAAACTGTGTAGTTGAATATGATGTTTTAAAAGATTATAAATGCTACAATAAGGGTAGTAAATGAGCCACAGGAGCTAAACGGCTGACAGCCGATATGTTTTCTCAGATAATAAATAATTACTACATGCGTCCATCTTATAAGAATCCGTATTTTTATATTAATAATATAACTACGGATACAACTTATCAGACAGCAGATAACCAAACTCCTATTACTTATTCTGAAAATTTAAATGCTGGAGTTCCAGAAAATGTAGAAAAAGTTTCTGGAGTTAGGTACGGTAATAAGAATCAAGTAAGATTGGAAATAAGATATGGCAAAGATGATGCAATTTTTAAACTTGCATTGGTGTATGTAGATTATTTAAAAGCTCCGCAATTCGTTAGGCTTACTCAAGAACAAGTCGATCAAGTGGAGGATACCTCCCAAGTTCTTGAATTTCCAGATTATGTTTGTCAGGAAATTGTGAATGAACTAGTTATGTTATTATTAGAGAATGCCAGTGATCCCAGATTACAAACTAACATCCCTATTAGTAAATCTATAGCTAATCCTGTACAGGAACAACAACAGAATAATAGATAAATTTTTATTTTTTGAAAATAAATAAATAAATTATGTTTCAATACACAAAAACAACGATTATAAATGGGCAATACGCAGTAGATGCTCAAGGTAATCCCCTATTAGATAGTGCTGGTCTTCCAGTAAAAAAAGTACAAAAAGCTTCTGATGATTCATCTATTACTGTAATAGGGTCGGGAACTTTTCTTAAAGATAATATAAAAAGTATTTATAAACGACCTTACGAAGCAGGTGTAAAAGAAGAAGCTACACTAACAGTTAGTTTGAGTGGTGTAACTGCTGGAGATATTTTAAGGCTTACAGTTAAAGTTAAATTGGATGGGACTACTCAGTCTGACTATGCTAACTTTACTTATGACTTTAGACAACCAATTACAGTAGATATTGCCTCTTCTGGCACAGCTACTACTGATGCTGCTGAATTTGTTAAAGTTTTCAACAAACTTAAAGCAGAATATGGTAGGTCATTATTTACAACTTCTGCAACTGCTGAAACTATAACTTTTAAAGCTAAAACTAATGATCAAAGGTTTGAGTCTATAGTATTAGAAAAAGTTGGTGCAGTTCCTTTGAATACTTTAACTCCAGAAATTAAACAACTTGCAGTAGGTAGCGTATCAGTTCCTGGAAAGAATGGATTTGGAGATGATGCATGGATGTTAAAATCTGTAGTTATTCCTACTCTTGAAAATACCAGAGTATTTGGAATACTTAAAGATGAAAAACCTGTTCTAGGTGGTAACTATTCTCAATATACTCTCAAATATGAAGTAATGTCTGATGAGTATGACATATGGAATGGTAACAAAGTGTCAGTTACAAACCATGTATTCTGGGTAGCAGCTGATCAGGTAACTAATTTTGAAAATACAGTTCTTGCTGTACACTCCCCTATTAAATCAATAGGAGAAGGTGGTGTAGTAACAGATGTAGAATTGGTTGTAGGGCCCTAAATTATAGTTATAAATTAAAAACCTTTAAAAGGCGGCGGAACAAACTGCCGCCTTTTTTATTTAAAATATATGATAACAAAACTAGCATCTGCTATATATAATGATGTAATAGCTGGATTATCTGGATATACTTCTACTCCAACTATATCTCTTCCACAATTGGAAGATGAGATTGTGGAAGAAAGGTTACAGGTAATTAAAGAGTATATGTATAGAAATATGATACCCAGAGAAGATTTATACATGGCGATTAATTGTATAGAAGTAGATTGTAAGTCTCTGGATAGATGTCCTTGTAATAGAGCTACTTATTCAAAACCGATAGCACATTTTGAAATACCACAAATAATTAACGGAATTCCAGATGGTGCTATAGAATATATTGGATCAGTGGACAGAATGGTACAATTTAAAGTATATACTTCTACAGCTTTCTTATATCATAAGTATTTAAGGAGAAATTCTAATAAACCATATGTTTATATAGAACCCACCCCAAACGAAAATAATAAGTATGATGGGTGGATATTCAATGCTCCATTAATAGAAGTTATTTCAGTTGTGGGAATTTTTAAAGATCCAAGACAAGTAGCTGAGTATGATTGTTGTAAAGATGATGAAATAGAGAACTATACATTTATATCTACTGAAGTTAAGAAAAGATTAACTGAGAAGAAAATCAGATATTATAGGGCTCTTCTTCAACCACCACAACCAAATAATCAAGAACCACATTAATATAATAAATAATGCACGAATTTAAATATCCATTTAATACTGCATATGTTCAAGCAAGAGAACTATATGGGGTAGAACTAAATCCAGATGAATTTGAAAATATAGGTATAGTTGCTTGAGATAGAATTGGAAATAAACAGACAGCTCTATATAAAATTGTTTTAGAACCTGAAAAGGTAAATGAAGGAGTCTGGGCTGTAGATTTGCCATGTAATGCTGATATTATAGAAGCTGTTACTGCTGAGTTTGAAGATTGGGAAAAAACTTCTAACAAGGCTTTAACATATCAAAATAGTAATGGTTGGATAGAGCAATATATCGAAAGAGGTAAAGTAAATACTAATGCTCTATATCAATCTGGAAGATTTATTAAGTATAGGAGAGAACAAAATACTTTATACTTTGATGTTCCTTATAAAAAAGTATATATCCTATATAAAGGATTTATAGCTGATGAAGAAGGATTACCATACTTAACAGGAAAAGAAGTAGATGCAATAGCTGCATTCTGTGCATATATAAATGATCTAAAAGGAGCTAGAATAAGTAGAGATGCAAACTCTATGCAGTTAGCTAGTTATATGGAGCAAGAATGGAAAAGATTGTGTACTAGAGCAAGAGTTCCAGACTATCTGAACCAGAATGAAATGGATGAAATACTAAATGTATCTACTTCATGAGATAGAAAGAGATTTGGGAAAAGTTTTAAGCCTATACGCTAATATGAGGTGACTATTCAATCATGGAATATCTGCATCAGAATTATATTCTGGAGACATGTCTGATATCTGTGATAAAGATTATAGATGATTTATAAATAACTTTTCATACAGGGAAGATAACCTAGAAAGTTATTTTGGAAGTATATTTATGTATTCTATAGATATAATAATATCCTATGTTATAGAAAATAAAGTAAGATTTGTTGGGCCAAAAAATCTATTCTATATAGATTTTGAGATCTTTCAGGATGAAGAATTTAAAAGACATAGGCAATTAGGTAGAATGCAAGATATAGATTTAATAGAAGCAGATTTTACAGGATATCAGTTAACATACTTTTATAGATATTCAAATAAAGATTCAAGATATAGAAAAACTAATTTTTATATTGGATCTAAACACAGAGAGAAGTTCTTGAATAAGGTAAATTCAGGAGAAAAAATGTATTCTGTTAAGGATGTAAAACTTGAGTACTTTTTACCACAAATATATAAAAAATTTCCAAAGTTATCAAAAAAGGAAATAAAAAAGATATTAATGAGAGGGTATTTTAGAATGTATTATGCAATAAAACAAAGGTGTTATATTACTCTTAGGTCTAAAATGTATAATATATCATTCTTTGTTGGAACATTCTATAAAAGTCCAGAAAGACAGATAACTGAGTACTCATTTAGAATGAGGAAGAAGCTTATCAAGATAGCTAAATGAAAAAAGACTGAATATGATAATAGTTTTTATATAGCCATATCAAAAAGCAGAATGGCAGATTGAGTAGCTTTAAATAATAAAAATGATAGGGCTGGTTGAATATGATTAGAATTTAAAGATGTTATTGCTAGCAAACAATTAGAGTCTGCTCTATATAATTCTGTTTATTCTTATATATTTAGAATAAAAGTTAAAAAGAAGTATACTAAAAGATGAGTTTTTAGAATAGAAGATAAGAAGTATAGAGATCCTGCTTTTATAGGTATAGCAATTAACTATAAATTACAACCAGCAACTATACATTGAAAAGAATTAATAAAAGGATATAATGAAGAAGGAAGCAGTGAATTTGTTCAATCAAGGTCTTAATATGGACCTTAATACCATAGTTGTTCCTAATAATATACTAACTGATAATCTAAATGGCACTTTCTTAACATATAATGGAGATGAGCTCTCATTACAAAATGATGCTGGGAATACTAGAATACCAATAAAGGATACTATAGAATCTGTTAAGTTAAGTGAGGGTTTTTATCCACTAGGAATGAAAGAATATGGTGGAGTATTATATATAGTATCAGCTAAAAAAGGTGTAGATCAAGATGGATTACCAAAACCAGAACTAGATGAAATAGAGATAGGTAGTTATCCTAGCCCAGAATTAGCTAGTTATACTACTTTTCATGGGCAATTGGATACAACTTTAATTTATCCAAATCAAACAAATACAAATATATTTTATAAATCTCTGGTTATAAATAGAGACTATTTTAAAACTGGAAGATACATATCATTTATATGTAAGGATAACCCAGCTCCAGACATGAGTAATGTATGAACTTATTGAGACCATAAAGGTTTGTATATTATAAAATTATATCTACAACTTGATAATGGATTAATAGACTTAACAGATGATATATGAGATGCATTTATTGAATATAAACAAGAAAATCCATCTGATACTTCTTTACATTGGTTATTAAGTAAAGATTTTATATATTTCTGCCCATATAGTTATAAAGGAAGATTAGTTGTTGAAGTAGTAATTAGTGAACCAGTTTTTGAACCAATAAAATACTATGATTTTATAGTAGGTAATGGTATATATACATTTAAGTTAGATATACGTGTAGAAAATACAGAGGCTTTACAAATTATAGGTTATAATATAGACATAAAAACTGACGTTGAGAAGTTTGATGGAGACTTGGATACTACCGTTAAAACTTATAGACTTACAATCCCTCAGTCTGGCATAATCAGTATATCTGAAAATGTAGATTCTAAAAACAGAATGATGCATTATACTATCACACCAATATTTAAATATATTAATACAAATGAAGAGTTGGATTGAAGTTCTTTTCCAGATGAATTTAAATCTAAATATACAATTGCGAATTATGTATTATTAAATGAAAAATATAACAATGTAGGATTTAATGCACAAGAAAGTGAGTGTATTCCATCTGAAGGAAAAAGAGCTATAAAAGCAGTAGCTTTAATAGGAGAAAGTGGATATATAAATACTAACTTAGAACAAGAATTATTAAATAATCTTCCATATGTATTTTGTAGATGAGATTATACACCTCCTCAAGATACATACAATGTTTTGGGTACTTATGAAGTATCTGACAGAGGATTACCTATAAGTATTGACACTAATGATGAACTTTTTTCAGATACTTTCATAAGAGATAGTATAACAAATAAATTACAAACATTTCCAGTATTGGTGTCTGATCCATTCTGTTCACAGTCTGTTATAAAACTAGAATTCAGCGCTCCACTAGAAATGGAGTCATCTAAAAAAATTAAGAATGGTTCTTTAACTATATATCAGGATAATGCTGCAACTATGCTTCCATATGAATCTACTGATGGAAAAACTTTTAAAGTATATATAGATTCTACAAAAAGTGTAGATATAAATTTTTCTCATCCTAGCTTTAACAATGTAAGATTTACAATACTTAAAGAAAATTTAAATTTTACAGATTCGTATAAAATAGGATTAATTCTGGAACTTGTTCCTACATATGTAGATGAAGATGTAACAATGATTACAGAACTTATGTTTAGAACTCCTGATTTAGAGCCAGTTATAGATGAACTTGGAGATTATATAGATAGTTTATTTGATTCTAATTTACCTAATAGAGTACAAATAGTAAAAACTGATCCACAAGCTACATTTGAAATATCTGAAAATAGAATGTATTTTGTTAAAGAATCTGGTTTTTCACATTTTGATATGATAATTACTGGAACTGATTTAGTAGTATATGGAAGAACTTCAATAAGATATGGATATAAAATAATAAATGCACAACCAGTATTGGAAGGTGAGTATAGAAATATTAGGCCACAATCAAACATAAGCTATGTTAAATTGGGAAGTAATGATTTAGGATATATATTATTTAGAGAATCTTCACAGTTTAATCCAATAAGACTTAGTGGTACATATATCAATTCTAGAACCTCTGATACGACATATAATGCTTCTGGTAGAAGGTCTTCTGGAACTAGGTAATAGTACTTATAAAATAATGAAAAAATAATGAGTTTACCAAATATAGTAATAGACTTTAGTAACCTTATTCAGGGTAACCCTGAAGAAGGTAAACTAATATACAAGTATAATCCATTCTTTAATTTAAAAGTAAAGAATCCAACTACTTACAGGGATCTAACTAGTTTAAGAATTAATGCTATTAAGGCTGGACTAAGTACTAAAGCTCCGATAGATATAGATATAGAAGAGTCATATGATGGTTCTGCTAACCTAATACTAAATGATAGAGTTAACCCACTTAAAATAGTTAATTCTAGATTCTATCTTATTGATTCTCTTAATTATAAAATAGGAGATAGAAAAGGTAACTTAGATACTAATATATATACTGAGGACAACTTTAAGGTAGAAGCTAGTTTAGTAAAATCTGTAAATAGTTTAGTTAATATAGAGTTTGTAGGCATCTTTGAAGGTGGAAGAATGCCTGTTGGTAATTATACTTTCTATATAAAATTAGCAGATTCAGATGGTAATGAATCAGATTTTATAGCAGAAAGTGGAAAAGTAGTATGTCATATAGGAAATGTTAATCAGCCTAAATATATAAGAGGTGGTCAACTAAATGAAGACAGTGGTAAGTCAATCAAACTAAATGTAAATAATGTAGATATGGCTTACACCTATGTAAATATCTACTATACTAAAACTACTGGAACTAGTTCTGAAGATATAACTAGCGCATACAGAATAGTAGATAAATATAAAATTATGGGGTTAAATACTCCAATAACAATTACTGGCTACGAACAGCATGAGAGTATATCTATTGATGATATTAATATAAGATATGCTGAGTTTGATTCAGCAAAAACTCTTGAGAATTGTCAAAATATCTCATTTGCTGGAAACATTACTAAAAAATATGATTTATATCAATATTTAGCAAATCTTAGTTTATTTATAACTCCAGAAATAGTTAATGAAGAAACTATAGGTAATTTAAACCATAATTATGAAGAAACAGTAAGCTATACTAAAGGATATGAATATTATAATGTAAATAATATATATTATAGATTAGGATACTGGGATCAAGAAATATATAGATTTGGTATAGTATATATATTAAATGATTATACATTATCCCCAGTCTTTAGTATTAGGGGAACTAAAGAACTAAGTACTACTTATGTATGAAGTGATATAAAATTATCAAAAAATATAAGAGGTAATATTATAGAAACTGAAGAAGATAATATAATAGAAGGTACTAATGGTTTAGATAATAATAAAGGTATATTTAAAATAGTAAATGATGGTAATCCTGTATTTTCTAACAATGGTATTAGGCCTATAGGTATAAGATTTAAATTCCATTCTGATGTTATCACAAATAAATTAGAAGGATTACCTGCATTTACCTTAGGATTCTTTATAGTAAGACAAAAAAGAATTCCTACTATACTAGCCCAAGCTGTTGGTATATCAACTACAATAAACGGAAGACTGCCAGTTATTAAAGTTGATTCTGATTATATAATAGAATCATTTTTAACTAAAGATGTAAGAGGAAAACCATTTCTTGGAAGTTCTATATTTAAAGTGCCACAAGATAAAATAGTAAATAATGCACTATTATGTCCAGAAGCTGACTTAAGAACTGAAATATATAACACATATTTTAATTCAGCAGAATATACTCTTATAGAAAGTAAATATCAACCTCATGAAGATCCCATAAAAGGCAGATCATTTATAAAGAGTAGCTCAGACAATTCTCATTATTACTTAGGAGAATTAGAAAGAATAAACGTAAATAATTTCATGATTAATACTGGACTCTTATTAGTGGAGCCAGAAATAGATCTAACAAGAGGAAATAAGTATAATTTCTCTAGTAAAGCAGGAGATGCTATAGCAGCATATAAAGCAGAAGATGTGTTTTATGGAGACTACTCTAATCCATTAACTCCTATAGATGACTTAAACTTCTTTAACAATTCTAATTCTAAAATTAGAGGTATATTTAATACTTATATAGGTACAGATTATAGTAATATTAAACAAGCTACATATTATAATATATATCAAAAAGGTTACAACTTTGATTTGTACTGAAAAGACTATTTTAAACTTAGAGCACATGATTCTAGTCCATTTTTTCCTGTAAGTGATAAAATATCATGAACTAGAATAGTTAATAATAAGACTGATGTATTCTATAGAGGAGACTGTTATATAAATACTTATACTCATAGAATGAATTGAAATTTTAAAGATCCAGAATTGCCTACAAATAATAGAATTGTAGATAGATATACATGATATAAAAATTGAAGAGTGGTACAAAAAGCTTCAGTATCCGTAGATTATGAAGGTAATAGAGACCAAAAACTAAGTTATTATAAATTATTGCCTGTATTTACTTATAAAGATGATATATCTATTGAGTCTTTAATATATAAAGATGCTGCAATTGAGCCTCTTAAAGGTATAATAGATCCAGAAGATAAAAGCTTTAAAAAGTATTCAGAATTAAATGGAATATTTGGGTATGATAAACTAAATAGACCAGATATAAATGCTGTAGGACTAGGAAACTGGGTAACATTTAAAGTATGTAGTAATGTAAACTTGGCCATGAGAGACATTGATTCTAGCAGACCAGAAGAAGAAGCTGTATTTCATATGAAAAGGTCTTTCTTTCCATTACAAAGTATAGATAAAAACATAAAACTTCCAGAGTCTAGAGTATTAAATAGTGGTATTAGTAAAACTACTGGTGATAGATACTATTATGAACTTGGCGACATACCCTTTATAAAAGACACATTTTCAACTAGGATATATTATTCTAATGTATTACAACAAGCTATATTTGTAAATGGTAATAGAGTATTCTTATCTAAAAATTATCAAGACTACTCTATGGAGTACGGAGCTCTAGTTAAATTAGTAGAATGGTATGGCACTTTAGTAGCTGTGATGGAACATGGTATATTAATGATACCAGTTAACGAAAGGGCTATGATGACTAATGAATCTGGAGAGAATGTTTATATTAATACTGATAACGTACTTCCTAAAAATCCAGTAGTAATTTCTAATACATTTGGATCTTTATGACCAGATTCAGTAGTTAAAACTTCTAGATTTATCTATGGAATAGATACAGTTGCTAAAAAAATATGAAGAACTAATGGAGAAACTATAGAGTTAATTTCTGATTTAAAGATTCAAAAATTCTTAAATGATAATATAAACTTAAGAGAATCTGATAGAGATAATACAATCTATGTACACTCTATAAAGACTCACTATAATGCTTTTAAACATGATGTGTTATTTGTATTTAAATATGGTACAAAGAAATGACATTTATGTTGAAATGAGATACTAGAAAAGTGAGTAACTAGGTACTCATGATTTCCAGAGTTTTCAGAAAATATTAACAATATTTTTTATACATTTGCAAATACAAATGTTCATACAGCAGCTGGTAATTATTTATATAAACATGGTTTTGCAGGAACTTTTAATGAAAAAGGAAATATAGAACCAACTAAGTGATATGAAGAACAGCATCCATTTGAATTTGAATTTGTAGTTGCTGATTCTGAAGGAGTTCAAAAAATATTTGATAACCTAAAAATAATATCAAATAAGGTAGAACCAAATTCACTTATTTTTGAAGTAACTGGAGATGGATTTGAATGAAATGAACAAAAGAAAGATATAATATCACTTAATAATATGGATTCTGAAGATGAGGAAGAATTACTTACAGGTTTTGGTTCTCCATTTACAACTATATTCTAATAATTATAAATTATTTAACAAATGCCAATAGACAATTTAACCTCTCTAACTCCGAATAAACAAAATCATCCAGAGGTAATTCCTCCTAATGATCCAGTATATTATCTTTCAGCGGCTGAATATAATAAGTTATTAAGTACTTTACAAACATTAATAGATGATTATAATCTAAATGTGTCAGCTTTAGGAGAAGGTATTTCTTTACCATTAATAACATCTGGAGACTCTTTAACTGAGCCAACTGATTCTAATATATTCTCTGCTGCTAGAGTACTACAAGAAATAAGAGATGTATTACTAGGATATGATGACTATTATCTGTCTAAAAGAATGCCTGACACAGCTGAAGGTAAAATAAGATTTAATAAAGGAATTCAATTAGGCGATTATCAGAGTGGTTTCAGAGGAGGAATAATAAATGAGAATGCAGATGCAGAACTGCAATCTCTAACACTTAGAGACTGATTACAAGTTCCAGAACTAAGATTCAACAGAATTGAAGTTTACATGGGAGATAAGTGAAGATCACCAGGAGGTGGTATAATAGAATCTGTTGATATCCAAAATCAAATTATTACTCTTAAACTAGAACCAGGAGAATATGGAGCAGTTGCAGTAGGAGACCTATGTATGGGTATATTTCACTCTGTAATAGACTCAAATAATGCAACTTCTGATTTAGATGATAGTAGAAACAATAGAGCTATAAAAGGATTTGCTACTTCCTACTTTAAAGTAGAAGAGCTTCTTAATCCTTCTGAAAATAATAGTAGATTTAGATATAGTTTAAGACCTATATCTGAAAGATACTCTAGACAGATTCAACCAGAACCTTTTATGCATTTTGCTGCATTTGGTAATACTATTGATACTAGCAGACAAAGTTCTGCTTATGAAACCAGAACTTATCAAAGATTCTTAATAAATATGAATGATTGGGAATCTACACAATTTAATGTAGCAGCCCAATTTGGAGATCTATCTAATCTTAATGCTTTAGGACTAACTGGTTTAACAGGATACTCTGTATATTTAAATAATGTATATTTTACAGGAACTATTCAGCAAATGAAAGCTCCTAAAATACAGTATGGTACTTGGTGAACTTGAAATGGTACTGAATGGGTAGATAGTGGTGTTCCAGCAGTTATTCAACCACAAGATGGTATATATGCAATTTTAATTAATGACAGTTTAGCAATAGGTAGAACTGATACAAATTTTCTACATACTTGGGCAGAATTACATGTATATGAAGGAAATACTGAGTTAGTTTATAATAAAGTCGGAGCTACAACAAGAGGTACTTATACAGTTTCTGTAGTTCCAACAAATGTTACAGTTGGAGACCTAGTACAAACTACCTTAAACGGAAAAACTTTCCTTAAAACTACTCCTATAACTGGAATAAATGCAGAAGTAAATTCTGGCAATATATTGTTCAATATAACAGGAATCAGGCTTGATGGTACTACTTTTAGTTTTTCTAAGAACCAAACATTTGTAAAAGTAGATTCTGGTGTAGATGGAGAAAGTAGTGAATACGTATTTACAAGAACTACTACTGATGCTGCTCCTTTAAAGCCTGATAGTCAAAATACAGATGGGTATATCCCTAATGGCTGAACAGCTGATCCAGTTGGCCCAGATTCAGAATATAAATTTGAATGAGTTTGTAAAAGACAGAAAGTAAATAGTATTTGGTCTGCCTGGTCTAACCCAGCGCATTGATCTATGTATGCAGCTGATGGCATAAATGGAAAAGATGGCAAATCTATTGAGTACATATATACCAGAAATAATAATGACGAATTTGGAACTGATAGTAACATACCACCAACTTCTCAAACAGATGATTATGTTCCACCTGGTTGGACTGATGAACCACAAGGGGTAAATTCTGATGCAATTTATGAATGAGTAAGTCAGAGAACAAAAAGTGGAGGTATTGGAGGAGTGGGTGGTACATGAAGTCCATTTTCTAGACCTGCTTTATGAGCTAAATTCTCCTTCGATGGATTACCAGGAACAAAAGGTAATGATGCTATTAATGTAATATTGTCTAATGAAACCCATATATTTCCGGCAATAAATGGCGCTGCTATAAATGGCTCAACTTCTGCTAGTGTATTAGCTTATAAAGGAACTACACAAGTTACTCCAACATCAATAACAGTTGGAACTATGCCTACAGGAATGACTGCTTCAGTAAATAATAGTGTAATAACATTTTCTGTAACAACTAGTATGATATCTAGTAGTGGTATGGTTCCTATAACAATTGTAGTAGAAGGTCAATCAATAATAAAACAATTTAGTTACTCTTTATCTTCAAATGGAAAAACTATTTCTCTAACAGGAAGTACTCAAGTAATAAAAGTAACTGCTTCTGGTAGAGAACCTAATACTAACTTTAATATAATAGGTACTCCAGTAAATACTACTATTACAGAATGGACTTATAGTACTAATGGAGGAAATTTTTCAACTACTGTACCAGCAGGATTAAGTAGGTCTGGTAATACAGTTACTGTAAATCCTTTAAATGTTACAGCTAGCACTATTTCTATAAAAGCTTCTGATGGAGAAATTTCGGATGTATTTACTATTGCATTAGTGTATGATGGAGCACAGGGCCCTCCTGGAACTGGAGTACCGATAGTATATAGGGGTAACTACTCAGATAGTGCAATATATTATGGTAGTACTACTAGACTAGATATAGTTAAGTTTCAAGAAGTATATTATAGAACTACTGATACAGCAGGACAATTTACTGGTATTCAACCAGTACCTGGACAAGATACAGATCATTGACTTAGGTTTGGAGAATCATTTGAAGCAATAGCTACAGGATTAATATTGGCAGAGAAAGCTAATATAGCTGGTTTTGCTTTTGTAGATCAAACAATGATTTCTCAAAATGGGATAGATGCTAATGGTAATGCAGTTAGTTTGGGATCTGATAACACTCCACCGTCTGGATATATACCTAATTTATTAATAGATGGTGTAAATGGAGTAATATCTGCAAGTGCTAATAAAGTAAGATTTAATGCTGATGGTTCAGGTTATTTAGCTAATAATAAAATACATTGAGAAGCAGATGGTTCTGGATATATAGCAAATAATGGAATACATTGAGATACTGCTGGTAATTTAACAGTAAATGGACAATTATTTACAGGTACTCCAGTTGGGGGTATTTATCCAAATGAAATAAGATCTGATGGTAGTGGACGTTTAGCAAATGGAAATATTTCATGGGGTACAAGTGGAGATGTAGCTATTAGGGGGTTATTTGAAAGTACGGCAAATGGAGATAGAATAATTATTTCTCCTAGTGAAAAAAAATTTAAGATGATTAACTCAAATAATAGAGTTGTTGTCGATATGGCATTTTATAATGACCCTGATGATGGTTCATCTGCTAATTTTTTATTATATAATTATGATATAAATGGAAATAAAATTGGTCAAACTCAAATGTTTGGGGGCAGATTAATTCTTAGCGGCGTTTCATCATTTTTTGATATTGCATTTTTAGATGGACAATTGCAATGGATAATTGATGTTGGCAATTTACCTTCATCTTCAAGTGGATTATATTATGGGCAGATATATAGAAACGGAAGTACACTATGTGTAAAAATTTAAACATAAAAAATATGAAAACAGCAGATTTATCAAAATTACAGATTGAGATGATTGATGGGTCGATTATGTAATATAACTTGTCAAAAGAATTGGTGGAAGTCATATTTAAACGATGCAAAGTTTGGCAGAACATTCGTTTTGTTTAGGCCTATACAAGAATCTGATTGTTGAGTTGACAGACGAAAACAAGGCTATTATTGAAAAATATGTCGGCCAATATTTTAAAGCATTTATACAAATTGCGGTTAACAAATTATTGAGCAATGAAAATAATTAGAAACAACATCATCCCATTTCAAGGATTTAAAGCAATAAATCTTTTTGGTATATTGTTTGTCAGAAAGAATGCTTATATAGATAAATATACTCTTAATCATGAAGAAATTCATACATATCAAATGAAAGAATTACTTTATATATTCTTTTATATTTGGTATGTTATAGAATGAATAATTAAGTTATTTAAATATTCAAGCAAAGCATATAGAAATATAAGTTTTGAAAGAGAAGCTTATGATAATGATAGAGATTTGAATTATTTAAAAACTAGAAAGAGGTTTTCTTTCATTAGATATTTATAAAATGACAATACAAGAAAATTACTTAGCATATTTACAAACTGCTAATGCTCCTCTAAAAATTCCATATATAGAATGTGTTAAAGAGTTAACTGAGAAAATTCCAGTAACTTATGACACTACCTCTAGCTCTAATGTATTATTATCAAATGTTACTCCTACTTGAGAGCTACTAAGGGATATTAATGTTAAGATGCTTAGTAAAACAAAAGAAATAGTAGTACAAATGTATCAAAGAGCATTACCAATTAAAAAATTCGGAAGGTTAAGAGGTAATATGGAATATTTAGAGGATGCTTGGGATATACAGATACAACCTATAGTTATTAAATATGCTTATTTAAAAAACAATGCACTTACTTTATCTGAAGCTAGGCAAGCTAAAATACGTGATAAGTATCTTAAAGTAAGAGTAAGATATGATGGAACTAAGTACGTTATAGTGAATGCAATAAAAACATATTATACTGTATCATATGCCTAATATTATAAATAACGGATATATAAATCCGTACTATCAATCTTATTTACCTCCTACTAGATTTGATAATCCGTCTGCTTTAATAGAGGATAACAATAAAAAATGAATGTCTAATATACTAAAAATGCCAAAAGATTTATTTGGTAATACAGTATCTAATAATTTATTTGGACAAAGTGTATCAACTGTTCCAGCTAATAATAATAATCTTACTTCTGGATTAACTTCTTATTTAGCTGGACAAGCTGCTAGCCAAGTTACTAAAAATCCTAGTATATTATCAGATTTAGGTAAATTTCTAGGAGGTAACTTTAGTAAGTTGCTTGGACAAGGAGGAACTGATGTTGTAAAAAATTTAACCAATTTCTCAACATTTAGTCCAAATGGGTTAATTAGTGTAGGAGGTAGTTTAGCTGGAATTGGTTTGGAAGCATTAGGAGTAAATAAAGCTAATTCAAATAATCTTAGTGGTTTTGATAAAGTATTAGGATTTGCTTCAAAGTTACCAATACCAAATCCTGTAGTATCAGGTGTACTAACTGGAGCTAATTTAATAAATCAGTATGCTGGAAAAACTTCTAAGAAACAAGGTACTGCTGATATGGGAAGTATATTAGGATATGGACAAGCTGATGTAAATCAAAATGCAAATACTAAATATACTTTATCTGATACTGTAAAAGGATGATTTGGAAAAAGTAAAAGAGAAAAAACTAATGATTTAACTAAGTATTATGATGCTTCTAATATATTAAAATCAATTCCTGGATATGATTATTTACAAAATATGAGAGCTGCTAATAACTCAGTATCTCATATAAGTCAAAGGAATTTACAGCAACTTTATGGAGGAGTTTCTACTAATATGTTAGTTGCTAGAAAAGGCACAAAGTTACATCTTAGAAGAATAATTGATAAAGCATCTCCTCATAATGTTATACCAGACGGAGCTTTTCACTCTAGAAAAAATAATTTGCCAGAAGAAATATCTGAACAAGTAACTTCTAAAGGTATCCCTGTAATAACAGAAGAAGATGGTGGTAAAATAAAGCAACATGCTGAAATAGAAAGGAATGAGATTATATTTCATAAAGGAGCTACTGATAAAATAGAACATTTTCTATCTTTATATAATAAAGCAGAAGACCAAAAAGAGAAAGATAGAATAGCTACTGAATGTGGTAAGTATATAGCACATGAAATATTGTTAAATACTAAAGATAATACTGGTTTAATTGATAACATTAAATAATATGGATTATTTAGCAAGTTATAAAGCAGAAGAATATAAAAGAAAATATAAAAAAGGTGGTAAAATTCACATAAAGCCAGAAAATAAAGGTAAGTTTACTGATTATTGTGGTGGGAAGGTTACTGCTGAATGTATAGCTAGAGGCAAAAGAAGTCCTGATCCTAAGATTAGAAAAAGAGCCACTTTTGCTCAAAATGCTAGAAAATGGAATCATAAATAATAAAAAATAATGGAACAAACTAATACTGTTAAAGCATCCTTATTCGACTTATTAGATAATTATAGAAAAAAGATTTTTAAAGAAAATCCTGAAGAGAGTCCTAAAGAAGAAAATACAATATTACGTAGTAATATATCTGGGCCAGAAGAATATGAGAAAGCTTGACAAGAGTATTTAAAAATTAATCCAGAAGCATCTCAGTATAAAGACATTCTTACTAGGATAGCTAAAAAAGAAAGTAGTTTTAGAAATATACAGAATACTGCTGGTGCTCCTGCATATGGGTATTTTCAGTTATGAGAGACTAATCTTGGTGGATTAAAACCACAAGAAGTTCTAGCTAATCCAGTAAAACAAATAGATTTAGCAGTAAATTTATTACAAAACAATAGAAAATCTCTAACTAAAGAAGATTTAGAAAAGCTATCTGAATTTGGTTATACTCCAGAAGGAGCAGATTTTGCTATGTGGCTTGGTGGTTATGGAGGATTAAAGAAATATCTCTATAAGGGTATAGACAGTTCTGATTCTAAGTATTATGGTGGAAAAGGAGGATCTTCTGTAGGTAAATACATAAGAATGGCTAAAAAAGGAGGTCAGTTTAGAGATATTGAGCTTATTGAATTAGCAGGAAAAGAATACTATGTAGAAATAGTAGAAGATGAGGAAGATAAAGTTATTGGATTATCAAATAGAGATTCTTTACCAGAAGATGAAGGAATGCTATTTATAATAAATGATGATGAAAAAGATAGTAATGGAAGAGTATTGTTTACTATGGAAGACACTAAGATACCGCTAGATATTATCTTTTTAGATAATGATCTTAGAGTAACTCAAGTTTCTAAAGGAAAGCCTATGTCACCTAAACCAATATATGGAAAGGGAGACTATGTATTAGAAGTAAATAGTGGATCTGGAGCTAAAATAGGGGATGATTTAGAATTTATTTCTGATTTAGAAGTAAATAAAAAAATGATAGTTTTAGATCCAGAGGGTAAACCACAAATGATATTAGATGGCGGTGAGAGAATAATGAGTATTGATAATACTAAGGTATTGATAAAGTTTGCTAAAAAAGCAACTTCTTCAAATAATGATAATGATTATAAGTCTCTTGGAAAAAGAGTATTTAAGTTTATAGAGATACAAGATAACACTCCAGCAGAGTATGTGTAAATTAATTAATTAAAACTAAAAATGAGAGTAAAATTACAACAGGGTGGCCAAATGCCACAGGATGCTCCTCAGGGTGCTCCACAGGAACAACAAGCTTCTCCAGAAGAACAGATAGCTATGATGGCTCAGGAAATAGTAAGACAATTAGGCCCTGATGGTGCTGCATTGTTAGCTCAAGCTATTATGTCTATTTTACAACAGGCACCACAGCAAGCTCCTGCTTATGCAAGGAAGGGTGGAAAATTAGTAAGAATTGGGTAGCTAACTAATAAAGAGAAGGCTATATTAGTCTTCTCTTTATTTTTAATTTATTAATAAAATGGGATTAGTAAAAAAATATGATAATGGAGGTAGTTTTGCAGATTATGTTAAAGAAAGGCTTGCTAAAGGGGACTTACCTTTAACTAATAAATCTTATCCGATAATTAATCAGAGACTACAAAGCTTTGATGGAAGCACTGTTTCTGGTAATGTTAAAAAGAATTGGGCAGGTCAAATAGTTGCTAATACTCCAGAAGAAGCTGATGCTTTTCTTGCGAATTTATATCAAGATTACAAAAAAATTACCTCTAACGTATCCCCAATAACTCCTAAAGAAGGATGAGGGCCAGTAGAAAGATCTATAGGTGATTTAGCTACATATGTAGCTAATAAAGACTTTGGTGGAAATACAGAATACGCAGCTCAAGAAATAGCAAAAATGAAAGATAACAATCAAGTTAAAAGGTATGTTGCAAAACATGCTAAAGACTTGCTTAGTGATTATATAAATAAAGCTGCACAAAATCCATCTGACAATTGAAGAGACTTAGACAAAGTTAAAAATATATACTCTAATATAGCTAATATTGATTATAATAATCTAACAGACGATGATTGGGATAAATTAAAAGCATGGACTAATCAATTAGATTGGCAAACAGGTAGATTTCTTATACCAGATACAGAATTAGCTAGAAGAGAGGAAGAAACTAAAGCTAAAGAAGAAGCTGAAAAAATAAATAATATATCTAATACTTTAAAAGATATAGGTATTACAGATGAAAATGTACAAAATTACTTGTATCAATCTGGATATACTAAACCAGCTGATAATTTAAATCCTTACCTAAGTAATTATCTTAAAAGTAAAAATTATACTGCATTAACAAATGGACAAGGATATAAGATAATAGGTAATAATAATTTAGTAACTAATGAATCTGGATTACTTACAACTGATGTTTTATCTCCAGACTATGGAAAAACTTTTTCTATAGTAAATGGTGACCTAATAATACACGAAAAAGGTGTAAGACCAGAGAATTTTAAATTACCAGAATTTCCTGATGAAGGAGATGTATCTAAACAGCTAATATTTAAACAAGATATACCTGAGTTTAGTTCACAAGAAGGATGGATAGCTTATGGAGATTCTGGTAGTTCACTAAAAGGTGAAACTGCTAGAGATGAATTTGGTAGAAGAGATTTTCTAAAAAATATAATTTTTATCAATAAAGATAAAAAACAACTGATTAGGGCTATTAGACAAGATGATGGTACTTATAAAACTCCAACTGGAGTTATTAAAATACCAGAAATTGAACGATTTGGTTCAACAATAAGATTTGAACCAAGATCTGAAGATGTATTATGGAATAATCCTACATTACCACTTAAAAATATACCGTTACGTGTGCTACCAAAATATAACAAACCAGGATATCTTGAAAAAGTATTAAAGGACTTATCTGAAATAGAGCAAGCTTTAGATAATAGCATTAATAAAGAAAATGATGCAGATATAAATCAAAAGAAATTAAAAGAAATTGCTCAAGCTTTAAAGTATTATGGAGTATATGGCAATCCTGAACAAAAGAGAATTGCTGATCAAAATTCTGCAAAACTTAGTAAAATAGCTGCAATTACAAATCCAGAAGGCAAAAAATTATTTTCTTTATACAAGAAAGGTGGAATACTAAAAGCACAAAATGGAGATACTCTAGAAAATATAGTAAAAACTAATAGACAGTATGCTATAAATACACAGCCTACTACTAATAAAGCTGCAACACAGCCACTTGTTATTAAAGGAGTAAAAGATACTTCAAGAGCAATAAAGAATGCTGATGCTTTAGATATTGTATCATTAGCTGGATCTACAGCATCCTTTATTCCTGGACTTGGGGTAATAGGTGGACTAGTCTCAACTGGTGCTGATGCTATAAAAGGATATAAAGAAGGATGGGATAGACAAGATACTATGAATTTATTTGGTAATCTAGGATTTACTTTATTAGCTGGATTAGGCTTTGGTGCAGCAAAAGCTGGAAAAGTAGCTAAGCAAGCTAAAACTGTTTATAAAGGAGCAAAAAGTTTAGACCAAGCAGAAGACTTAGTAAAAATGGCTAAAAATCTAGGAGGTGCAGATGAAGTTGTTAAGTCAGCTGAAAATCTTACAAAGGTTGGAAAAAATCTAGGAGAAGATGTTAAACTAAGTAAGTTTATAAACAGTAATAAAGCATTTAAAGATACAAAGAAAGTAGAAAAACTAAATGATGCTCTTAAATCTGCTGGATATTCTGAAGCTAGAAATTCAGAGGAATTGTGACAAGTATTAGGTAGAGATTTAGATAATGTAGCTGATTTAGCAAAGTTAAAACAAAGTACAATTGTTAATGAAACTAGAGAAGCTATAGAAGGTGCTAAAAAGGCAGGAAACTTTGTAATAAACAAAAGCTCTGGTGTAGCAAAAACAATTCTTCCATTATATACAGGGTATGCTGGAATTACAGGTGCTGGAAATTTGGTATCTAATGTAAGAGAAGATGGTTTAGCTGGTGTAGGAAATACTTCAATAGATGATATTAGAAGTATGATACAGTTAGGAGGTTTATCAAGAATAGGTTATAAAAACAGACAATATTCTACTTCTAGAAATTTAAATACTCATGTAGTAGGTGGAACTACTCCTGAAACTACTATAAAAGTAGATGGTAAATCATTTAAAGTAGAAGGTGATGTAAGACAAAAAGGACTAAATAAAGGAATAAATGTTTTAGGCAAGAAAACTGTTTTTGCTGGTAAATCACAAGAAGCTAAAAAAGAATTTCTAGAAAAGGTAAAGAAAAATTTATCCGATAAAGATAAGGAAGCTTTAGAAAAAATACTCAATAAAGAATCTATAGGTAAGATAGAATTTGAATTTTCTCCAAGTACAGGAGGCACTGTTGTACTAAATGATGCTCCTACATCTCTTAAATATAAAGATGTTAAGTCTTATAATATAGCTAAGAAGCAATTAGAAGGAGGATATAGTCAATATGGTACTATTGGAAGGCTGCTTAATAAAAAAGTTCCTAAGAAAGATATAGGCGGTTTATTGAGTATTTTAGGAGACAGTAAAAAACAATATAAATTATCTTATGATAATCCATTATCTAATAAATCTTGGTATAAAGGGTTAAATAGTAATACAAATACATTTGAGAATATGTATTCTAGAATAAATTTACCAAAAACTTTATCAGATACTAGGAATAATACAAGTACTAATACATTTGAACAATTTACTCCAGTTCCATATACTAAAAAACCATATAAAGATTTAGGATTGTTCTTTAACACTTTACAATATGGGCTTACCAATTTATATAATGATAAGTCAACAAATTTACAAGTAAGAGCAGCTACTGAAATTCCTAAGTTAAGTACTATGGATTATACTTATTTAAAAACAAGTACTCCATATAGTAATTATGCTTCTAAGCAAGCAGCAGAAATGAGGGGATATGGTAACAGGTTAGGAACTTCTATAGCTGATATAGATAAAGCAAATGCTTATAGGTTACAAGCTAATAAACAAGCATCAGATACCGAACTTCAAGGCAAGTATAGAGATATAGATATGAATACTAAAATAACTAGTCAGCAAGCTGATTTAAATAGTAGGGTAAATACTTATAATACAGATATTATGAATAAAATATCTGCGCTTGGTTCTCAGGCTAGAAGTAATGTATATAAACTATATGCTAATAATGCTGCTGTAAAAAATGCTAATATTCAAAATTTATTAAGATATTTAACATATAGTTCAGCTGAAAGACCTTATAAAGAGGCTTCATGGAATTATATGCAAGAAACTCTTAATCCTAATATTATGAATGCTTATAACTATGAGCAGAAGTTGAATGGAGAGATATTAGATGACTTTAAAAAGGAGTATGATGAGTATTATGGTAAATTAGAAAAAACATCTCCAGAATATCTTAATAGACCTAAGTTTGAAGACTCTCCTGGGGGTAGAAAATATAAAGAAGTAAAAGATGCTCATCAAAACTTAATAAATTCTTTAAATACTAATTTACTTACTTTACAAAGAGGAGTAGCAGCAGTATCTCCATATGGTATGGCAACAACTCCATACTATGCAAGAGGTGGCACTTTAAATCTTGGTGAAAGAATTGTATTAGAGAATGTTAAAACTTCTAATAGAAAAGCTCTAAAACGTGAAGAAATGTTTTATAGGCAACTTTTAAATAATAATAAGTTAGTACAAGCAGCCTTAATAAAAGTGTTTAAATAATGAAGTATAAAAAATTACAACAAGGGGGATTACTTGTGTATCAACCCACAATTGTCCCATCATCTAGTATGCCAGCAGCTCAAAGTGGAGCTGTTGGCTCTACTGGTAATAAGAGTAGTATATTAGATGATGATATAGTAAAACAATTATCTGGGGTAGAAGGATTAACTAATGATACTAATGCCTTAATCTCCCAATTAGCACAACTAGAATCATCTTCAAATCCTTTCTTAAGTAGGCAAAATAGAACAAAAGCATTAGCTATTATAGGAAGAATTAATGAGCTTAAACAAAATAAGTTTATGTGAGAAAAATCTTATAATACGGCTAAAGAATCTAAGGGCTTAAATGAAGTTGCTGTTGGAGATCTTGGAGAAATGTATGTAAAGGATAGTGAAGGAAATATAAAAGCAATTACTCCAGAAGAATATAAGAAGAATACAGATAGATATAGAGCTATGTCAGTAGCAGAATTGCTTGAAGAAAGAAATTCTAACCCAAATCTTACTGGAAAAAATGAAATATTTAATATAGCTAATAATTCTATTGGTATGGAAGAAATATCTAAATATGCCAATAGCATAGTAGCTGCTTTAGGTAAAGAAACAATAAAAGCTGCAAAAATATATGATAGAGACAGTTTAGCATCTGCTTTAGATCAGTCTGGAAAAGATATTCAATTAACAGGAAGAAAAGCTACAAATGAAGAATTACAGGGATTAGCTATACTAGAGTCTATGAAAGATAGTCCCTCTAATTATAATAAAGTTATTACCGAATCTAGTACAGAAAGAAATCATGTTTTAAAAGCAGCAAAATATATATGATCTACATTAAATAATAGTGCTCAAAAGAAATTATCTGTTCAAGCAGCTTTAAACAATACTGATCCAACTAACTTATTAGTTGATTTAATAGTATTTGGAAGTGATGTTTCTAAGGATACTGATATTGTTCCTATAAAAGGAGGTGCTGGTTCAGGGTCTGGTTCTGGTGAAAGTTTAACTCATGCTACTCGTTTATCACCATTTGAAATGTTTATAAGAGGTACTTTAAGTTCTGGAGCTACTATGAAATTTAACGATCCAGAATTTGCAGCTAAATATGAAGGACTGCTATTTGGACAAATGCCTTTAGTAACACCTAAAGGTGATCCTATTGGCCCAACAATTTTAGAAAATGTTCTTAAAAATGGAGAATATGAAAAGTATGTAGATAGAAATAATATATACTTTGGTAATAATAAAGTAAACATATGAAATACTAAAGAAATAGCTTTAGACGGTGGTTCCGAAGTAGCTCATGTTTTGTTACCAGTAGATAATAGTGGTAAACCAACCCAAGAATCACTAGAATCGTTTAGAAATGTTATGGATATCTACAACAAAAATAAAGATACTATGTCACCAGTAGAGATACAAAAACTATTCAATCAACATAGATTTGATGTAACTGTGGATACAAATAAAAATGTAAAAGCTAGAATGATTGGAGGAAATGTGAAACCATTCTTGATAACATGAGGATATACGACTGCCGCAGTTGATGACTTAGTAACCAACAATTTAAACTATAATAATGGAGGTCTTAGAAAAATTGAAAGTTCTGAAAAAGATGGTATTTGGCCTATATTAAAACAAGCCTGGACTGTAAAAGAAGGTAATAAAGTTAAAGTTAAAGATCCAAAAAGTTTTATGAAACAAGACCATGTATATAAAGGAATAATATTTATGCCACTTGTACAGAGTGCCGATGCAATAGCCTCAAGTTATGCTGGGCATGGGCCACTTAAACCAGCTTATACAGAAGAAGATGTTATGTATCATGTTCAAAATAAATCAGGAACAAATTTTGTTCCATCAACAATAGAAGATATGGAGGATTCGTATGAATGATAATTTGCCTAAAATAGAGACTAAGTCTGGAATAGTAAATGATATGTTTTTAGCTACTATTAAAAATCCTAATGCTACTACATATGATTTTTTAAATAATAATGTAAATCCTCTAAATACAAGGTTATTAGATAGAGACGCATATAGGGATAAATCTGTAATAAAAGCACAGTTTACTAGACCAGATGGTAAATTTGATGAAGCAGCTTTTAATGCAGCTTATAATAAAGCTTTATTTAATTATAATCAGATATCTAATGAAGAAGCTATAAAGAATCTGGACGATGTTAAATATAATCCATTTAGTGTAACTAGGCCAAAAGAAGCTAAAGTTTGGGATGTAAAAATTGAATTTTCTGAAGACATAAATCCATTTAAACAGTTATATAGTAGAGATTGGGTAAACTCAGTTACAGACAATCCTTTAAGTCCAACAGAAATAGCTCAATCTGGAAAGATATTAGATACCAGAACTGGTGAATGGCTAGATTCTGCTAATAAGAAAAATATATTTGATAAATTTTTTGGTGAAACTTTAGTATATGCCCAATGGGATGAAGATGGTGTACATACTGATCCTATAACTGGAAATACTGTAAATCATAAAAAAGGTGATTGAAAATTTGATCCAGATGGAAACTTATATCTAGAAACTCTTGGAGATAGAGAAGTGTATGGAAAACAAGTTGTTAGTCCTACTGATATTTTAACAACTGATGGAAGTGTATTTAATAAATTTGATTTTCTGGATTCAGATGGAAGAACTAAATCTGTAGGAAAAGTAGCTGCTAAAGCTGTTGCAGAAGTAGCTCCTTTACTTATACCAGGACTAAATACTTGGTATGCTGGGACAAGAGCAGCTGTTAGTCTAGCTTCTGTACTTCCTACCTTTTATAAATCTTTAGAAGGATTATTAATCGGTGATGAAGAAAGCATATTTACAGATCCAGTTACCAAAGCTGAAGGATGGTTGGCTAAATTTAATCAAAGTAGTAAATCTGAAGAAGCTTCTAGAAGTTTCTGAAATCTAGAGCAAATGTCTGATATGGTAACTAGTGTATTCTCTCAGATTTATGAACAGAGAGCTATGGCTAGTCTATCTAGATTATTAATGAAGCCTGACAAACTTTTAGATAAAAGAACTGCTGAATTACAAAATCTTATGTCTAAAAAAGCTTATGAAGCATCTACAAAATATGGTATTGATGCTAAAGAAGCTATAAGAAATGCAGTACAAGATTTACCTGAATTACAGGAATTATATAGAAAGCAATCCCAGTTTGCAAAGGCTTTAAGTCTTGGATATATGGCATTAACCTCAACAGGTAATGTGTATGGGCAAGCTATAGATTCTGGATATGATAGAAGAACTGCTGGATTTGCATCTTTATTAACAGCTGCTGGTCAATATGGTATTATGATGAATAATAGAATGGGTGATTGGTTCTTGGATAAGACTACAGGCTATTCTATTGGAGTAAATAATGCTTTAATGAATAAAGCTATAAAACCATATCTTGAACAGACAGATGATATACTTAAAAATTCAGGATTAAGTATAGCAGCAAAGAGAACTAAACTTGCAGAGCTATCTACTAAATTCAAAAGGAATTTAGACAATATGTTTACTGGCCCTTCAGTACTAGGAGAAGCAATGTTTAGAAATGCTATGATTGAAGGTGCAGAAGAGGTTACTGAGCAAATGGTTCAGGATGCTACTCAAGGTATAATAGATGTTATGGGTTATCTAGGATTGACTAAAGAAAGAGGAAATTTAAGGATAGCTGAAAAATATACTAGTGGAGAATTCTTACAAGAATACCTAGCTAACTTCATTGGAGGTGTTTTAGGTGGAGGATTGTTTGAATTGGAGAGATTTAAAATTAATCCTTGATTATCCAATGATAATAAATCTGTAAGTAATGAAACTAAAAAAGAATTAATTGAACTTATAGCTGGAGGTCATAAGGAAGAACTTAAAGATATGATTAGAAAAGAAAGTAAAAAACTTACTAATGATTTCTTATCATACGTTACAGAGGATGGTGAATTTAAACCAAAAGAGAGTGTATCTCAAGCTGATGCCGTAGCTAACCTAGTTATAGGTATGGTTGATCAGTTAGATACTGTTTTAAATTCTGAAGGATTAAATCTTACCGATGAACAAATAATTGATAAAGCTATACGTACTAAAGTTATATTAGACAGATTTGAAGAGCTTAAATCAGATGATAAACCATTTGGTATAGAAGCTTTAGTTCTTGACGATCTAAAGAATACAATGGTTAAAATAGCTCCACTAAAAGCAGAAATAATGAATCTTGAGAAAGATCCAGAAAATAATAAGGAGCAAATAAAACTTAAGAGAGAAGAACTTAAAGGATATTCTAGTAGAGTTAATGACATATTGGAAGGTAAGCTAGGCATGGAGTATTTTAACCAATTGCTTATGTTACTTGATAAACCTATAATATCTAAATATGGATCTTTCGATAGAGACACATATACAAAAGCAGTTTATAAGAAAAGTTATGATGAATTACCAGAAACTGGCATAGTAACTAAAGAATCAGTTAATAAAGAATGACAAGATTATATAGACTCAACTGATATTAAGAGTAAGTTAAAAACTGCTACAAATGCTTTCTTAAATAATGAAAAACTAATAAATCCAATAATAGCTCAATATCATGATACTGGATATTCTGTAGAAAGGAGTAAAGTATATAAAGATGTAATTGATTTAGCTAAAACAGCTTATCTATTTCATAACTCTAATCCCCAAGAAAAGCAAAAATGATTTACTCATTTTATAGATGTGATGAATAATCTAGAATCAAGAGGAACTACTAAAGTAGGAGCATGGGATGTCTATAAAACTAGTATATTTGATGAATTTCTTAATAACTCAATGATAAAAAGAGTTGATTATGGTATAGATAATGAGGGTAATATAATTAAAAATACTTCTGATATAGATGATAAATACTTATCAGAAGTAGATGAAAATGGCGTATCTAATAGAGAAAATGCTGAAAATATAATAAATGAAATTGTTGCTAGACAACCGTCTCAAGCTCTAGATACTAGATTTTTAATAGATACTTATAATAGCATAATTGATAATAGGAATGCTGATATTATAAATACTATTAATAGATTAGAAAGCAAAGAAAATAAAACTGAAGAAGATTATCAAGTTATAGATTCATTAAAAAAATCTATATTTAGTGTAGGTTTAACTTATGCTGAAAATCCTGCTGCTTACGAAGAGGAAAAAGAAAAAGCTAAAAATAAAATCATAACAGAAGTAGAATCCAGATTTCCAGAATTATTTACAGAAAATGAACCTAATGAATCTAAATTATCTAAAGTAGATTCTATATTAGAAAATTATACTGTATTAAAACAAAACAGTGCTTTATATGAAAAAACTGTAGATGATATAATAAAAGATGAAGTTGGAGAAGTAAAAGAAAATTTTGATGATTATAGTAGAAGTGATTTAATAAATATCTTTAACAGATTAAAAAATATTGGTATTCTAGACCAAATAAGTCTCAAATATAGTGATATAAATGAAGAACTAGAAAAAATAGAATCTGGTGAGTATGATAAAGATACTTTAAAAAATATTTTAAGTATTACTAATGAACATATTTTGGAATCTAAAGCTATTCTAGGTAATCCTAAATATGAAGATTTGCTTAATAAGTTATCAAATATAAATGAAGAATTATCAAAAAATCTTAATTTATATACTCCAGATATTATGAAATTACAGAATGTAGCTTTTAGTACTATAATAAGAGCACTAGATTCTGGAATTTTAGATAGAGAGTTGTTTAATGAAGCTAAGAATATAGTGAATAATGATTTACTTGTAGCTAAAAATAAACTCTTTAAAAATGGTGATAATTTAAGTAATGAGGATTTCATAAATATTATTAACAGCATTGATACTATAGTAGATAGAATAAGTTCTTTATCTCCAGATGTATTCTTTAGTGATGAATCTTTAGGTGATTATGAACCTTATGAGGGTTTGTATCTTATGACTTTAGCTGATTTGTTACAGACATATGATGCATTTTATTCTGGAGATTTCTCATCTATTCCTGATTTCTTCAAAGAAGAAGGTAGATATATGGATGAGGAAGATTTTAACTACTATTCTGAAAAGTTTAAAAATGAATTCGGAGAAGATTGGCCATTATTAAGAAAAGTATTAGAGAATTTTGATGACCCAGATGCGTATGCTTCTTCTGTTATTTTAAACATTAGTTCAGGTTTAAATAAGAATTCTGTAGGTAATGCTATAAATAACTATGAAATACTGTCCAAATACGAAAAGAATACTAATAATTTTATTTCTAATCCTTTATATGATTTTTTAAGAAAATATTTTATATCTTTGGATTCTGGTAAAAAACCATTAACTATTTTAGATATACTTCAAAGAGAAGAAACTTCTTATAATGCAGCTTCTGGTGCTTCTAATTTTATATCTGATGATATAAGAGAACAAGATGTTAGACAAGCTATACAGATGCTTGAGTTATTAAAAGTAAATATAATGGCTGCTAGCCAATCAGATGTTAATGGAGAGTTGCTAGGATTTATAACTTTAAGAAAAAAATATGCCGAAAAATCTGGAATAAAAGATGATGTTCTTGATTTAAGAACTATATCATCTGATGAAGGACAGTCTATGATTAATGATATAGATCGTCTTATAATAAGATTAGATTTTATATCTGGATTAGCCACTTTTAATAGGAAGAGAACTGCTGTAGAACAGGAAGAAATAGGTAGAAAAATGGATAATGTTCTACTAAGTACTTGGGATACTATTATAAAAAGTGAGATAGGTAATGAATTCATACCTTTAGAAGCTATACAAAATGCTTTAAGTTCAAATAAAAAATCAAGTGCTAAGTTATTAGATATAGAAGATGCTGTATATGAGCATAATAAAAATAGAAAAATAGATGCTTTTAGAGTTTTAATAAGAAATTTTGAAGGAGCTGTAGTTGGAGAAAGGTCTAATATAACCAAAGATATGACTTCAGCAGATGTAGTTCAAATGGATTTAATAAACTATTTAGCTACTACTTTAGCAGTTAAATCTTCTAGCTATTGAACAAGAAGAAGGAAGAATCTTGAAAGAGAGGGTAAAGCACCGTTTTATATGCAGGAGTTAGTTGCAAAAGAAACTTATGCTTCTATAGTTAATCCAGATCTATTTGCAGAAACCTTTAATGTAAAGAAAAATGCTTTAAAAGATGATACTAGTTCAATTACTATAGTATTAGGGTCTGCTGGTTCTGGAAAAACTACAGCTATTATGGGTTCTGTTATAAATGATATAAAAGATTCTAATCCAAAATCAACAATATGGTTAAGTGCTCCCAGTCAACTACAAACTGATAATCTTACTAAAGCAATAATTGATGTAACAGGCAACGAAGGATTGTATTATACTAGCTTTAATAAGAAACAATTATTTTCACAGTTTGGAAGTGAGGTAGAAAAGTTATATGATAGAATTCAAGATAGTATAAGAAATCTTGACAGTGTTAAGACTTATACTTGGGAACAACATCAAAAAGGTGAAGATAGGTCTGAACTATTTAGCATAGTAAATGATGCTTTATTTTTTAATATCCCAGAAGATATATATGATAAAATAGACTTAAGTAAAGCTCCAAATTTATTAATAATAGATGAGGTAACTCACTTTTCTAATCCAGAATTACAACTGTTACATGCTATATCTCAAGTTTCTAAAAAGAGTAATAGCAATTTTATGAAAGTTGTTGGTCTTGGAGATCAAAATCAGCTAGGTTATAAAGTTAAACATTTAAATCAATATATAAATTTCAATATAGAAGGAATAAATGCAATATTTACTCCTGTACTATTAACATCTGTAAGAGCTAGTAATGATCAACAAAGAGTAAATAATGATTTACTTCTTAATTTGGCATCTAAAGCAGACAATATAACTTCTGATATTGCAGATGTAGCAACTGCTAATGCTATGGTTAGGTCTATGCTTAGTGATGTAAATGTAGTAACTGGACTTAAATACTATTTAGATAATAATTCTTTTAAAGGTACTTATATAGCTCATTCTTATAGAGATTTAAATCCTCTTTCTGTTATTGCAAGAGAGTATAAGAATGGCAAAAAGAATAATAAAACTGTTACAATTGGAGTTATAACTTCTACTGGGGATATTGATGAAGAGTTATTAAGTAGTTTGGATAAAGTCGGGCTTTCTAAGGATGACATTACAATATTTAGTGCTAATAATGTTCAAGGTAGTGAAGTTGACTACATGATTTTTGGTACAGAAGATATATTGAAATATGATAAGCTTAAAGAAAATCTAAGAGCATTATATACTTTTGCATCTAGAAGTAGGTCTGCTAGTATTATAATAGATCCAGATAATAAATTAAATGATGTATTAAGTATTACGAATGCAGATAAATCTTTATATTATATAGATTATGATCCATTAACCCCTACTTTAATAGAAGATCTTAAAAAGAAAAGATTGCAGGATTTAGATGAGTTGTTAAAAAATATTGATAGTCAGTTAGAAGATTTTAAATGGATATCAGGAATTACTACAACAACCCCTAGTACAGATATTGATTTTGGTGCAGTTGCTAATCCAAATTTATATTTAGATACTCCAGAGGATAACAAAAGTCTTAAAATAATGAGTGGGAAAATTAAAGCTAATGACTTTAAAATAATGCTTCATTCATTTTATAATAGTCCTGGAGCTAAATTATCTATAGAAGATGGGAAACCCTCAAAAATAACTGTAGATAAAGAAATGCCTAATTTTGACTTAAATGGATTAAAGAATGTAACTTCTAAAGATAAAGCAAAAAATATAGTAAATCAATGAGTATCTCTTAAGTATAATATATTAAATAAAAGACCAATAAAATCTACCGACTATAAGGATTACTTAAGTCATATATTTGCGGGAAACTTTAATAACCCTACTAATATAAATGTAGAATATATGACTGTAGTCCAAAGATATAATGAAGAATATCATGACCCTTATGCTAAATATGAAGGAGATTCTAGTTTATATTTAAAGAACACTGATTTATTCATAAATTTAGTAGCAAAAATATCTATAGGTGATAAGAGCCATTTTATAACTTTGGCAAATTTTCCTACTAAAGATACTTTACTTTCAGAAGGTTTAAAACAAGTCGATGGGGATGTTTCTACATTAGAATCTAAAATAAATGATTTTTATGATAAGCTAGAACATGACATACCATTAGATTTTAAAGGATTTAAAAAACTTAATAATATAGATATTAGCAGTTTTCAACCAATTACTAGTACTAGATTAGTAACCAAAGATTTAGATAATAAATCTATCTACACATTAGATACTTTATCTGATAAAATACCAGGATTAAAATATAGTACTATAAAAATATTTCCTGGAAATATAGATGATTTCAAAAATTATGTAAATAAGTACACCTTTGGAGAAAAAAGATCTGATGAAGAATTAGGAAAACTATTTAATATATTAAAAAACAAGCCACATATAATAATATCCTTTGATTCTGATTTAAATGGTTCTAATGAAAATAGTCAGGCTAAGTTAATGCCGATAGGATCCAAATCAAGAAAGTTAAATGAGCTTATTGATGAAATACTTAATCTAAAGAAAGATGCTAATATAGAATTAACTCAATTTTATAAAAATACTAGTAATGGTGTTTATACTCCAAGTAAGGAATTAAATGCTAAATTTGAGACAGTTTTAAATCCTTCTCAAATACTAGATATGTTAATAAAGTGAGTGCAAACTGATATTGATATAAATGGGGATAATATTAAATTAATAGACTTATTATCTAGAGAGATTAATTTTGAGAATACTAATGATATTTATCAAGGTAATAAATCTATATTAGATCTTATAAATAATTTCAAAGAATCTACTGTTACTGGAGAAAAACTAAAAGATGTTATAAAAATAGTAAAAGATACCATAAATAATAATCCAAAAGCTGAAGCTAAAGAAATAAAGGATTCTGTTATCAAACAGATTAGAAAAGGTTATACTGGGTGACATTGGAACTTCTATAATTTATTTGCTTATGCTGATATAATAGATCAATCTTTTAAAAAGAAGATTTTTGAAATGGTAAAATCTGGCTATCTTATAGATAGAGATATAGATTTTGAGTCTGAAGGATTAAAAGAACTTAAGGGTAATATTGAAAAACTATTTTATCCTATAAAAAATTGAGGATTTTACTATAATGTTCCTATAAGTTTAGATAAAAATTCTAATATTGTAGCTAATGAATATATAAGTGGAGAACATGGGTTTAGTCCTAAATATTTTTCTGATAAATTCTTTATAACATCTACTCCAGAAGGGCCAAGACTTTTATTAGATTTTAATTCTGTAATAAATAGTAATCCTACTATTGTGGATGAAAATAAAGCTGAACCAGTGCCAGATATAGTAAAAGAAGTTACAAGAAACACAGAAAAAGAACCTATTTTGGATTTAATTAAAGAACAAACTCTAAATACACCGAGAAATCCTATTTCAAGTACTAACAGTGATTCTACAGTATATAATAATACTATAGATATATCTAGTATAGAAATCAAAGATGTTAATGGAAATATTATAAAACCATTTACTGACTTTAATGTAGATATATTACCAGGTCTCTTAGATGGTGCTAATATGTTAAATAGAAAGGATGAAGCTATTAGTAAAATTAATGATGCTATAAATACTTTAGTTACTACTATATCAACAGGTTCAAATATACTTGGGGTTCCTAAAACTGGGTATGAAGCTATTAGAGACTTTTTAATATCATTAGCAGAGTTTGGAGATGGTTATGTAGAAGACGGTGATTTACCAACTTCAATAGATATTATTAAAGCTTTTTATGGAGAAATTTCTAAATTACCTAAAGAAGTTAAAGAAAAAATAAAGAATTCTAATTTTAGAAATTCTTTAAATAAATTAATAAAAAATATTAATCAATGTAAATAATGCATACTTGTAGTAATAAAATTCAGAAACGCATTATCGAGGCTATGGATAACTACCTCCTTGATGCTGATAATCCTACATTTTTAGATTTAGAAGAGTATATAGCAGAAGAACTTGGAAGAGATACTTTTAGTTTTAAGGAAGTATCCGATAATGCTCCAATAATTACAAAATTAAAGGACATATTTGGTGAAGATATAGACTTGTCATCTGACGAGTCTATATCTCACTATTCTAATATATTAAAGGATGTAAAATCGTACTCTATAGATGATTTGTTTCATGGTATTCCAGCTGCTAAAGTAGAGTTTGATAGCTATGTTAAAAGAGTTGTAATAGGAGAAGGTGTATTAGGTAAAAACAATGATGATACCTATGCAGTAAATGATGAACAGTTAAATAATAATTTTACTAGAATAAAAAGTGATTTATTTAACAAAATTCAAGATTTTCTAATCAGTAAAAATTTATATCATGGGGATATTCTGCCTTTATATAATGAAGAAGGAGTAGCAAATTATGATAGTTATGTAAATATAATGACTATTATTAATGATTATTTTTTCAATAATCCAGAAATACCTATTATAAAATCATATACTAATAAGAAAATACCTAATCTATCAGTAAGTGATGCTAATAAGCCTATATTAGAAGCATACTATAACATGATTTTACTTTCTAATTTTGATACTGTTATAAGTACAAAATTTAAGAATTTCTTTAAAGTAAATTTAAATAAATTTAATCTATTAGATTCTGGGTTTGGAGAAAATTTGAAATACTATTTAAAATTTGATCCAATAACTACTCCATATTGAAGAAACGATAATCACCAATCTGATAGCTCTGAAGAAAGAACTGATGAATTTACAAGAAATATTGTAAGTATCATACCTTTGTATAATAAGTATGGTGTTAAAACTGACGAGTATCTTGAGGTAAATGATCTTTATTTAATAGCTGCTAAAGTATCTGAATTTGAATTACGAGAAGGCAATAGGCTAAAGAATCAAAATACCAGCTTTGACTATTTTAATAGTAATCCTATAGAAAAACTCAAATGGTACATAGAAAATATTAACAAAGCTATAAGTAGGGAATCAGATTCAATACAAGAATTAAATAGATATTTTGATTCTATATATGATAAGATATTATCTATTGATAAATTTATAAATGAATCTGAATATAATATAGCTAAAAAAGAGGTTAATTCTGGAAATTCTATATTAGGTTATATAGCACAAGTAATTAATAACAATTATGGAACTTCATATGCATCTTATGATATTAAAGGAAAATATAATGTACAAGAAATGTATAACCAAGATTTTAACTCAACTAGGGTTCAAAGTACTGTATTTTCTACGTTAAAGATGCACTATGCAGATAAGGATTTTTATAATATATCGGATGACTTTGAAGAACTTTTTCCTAATAGAATAGATACAGTTGATAACATATTACATGCTGTAGAATCTGGTGAAATAGACTACAATAAATTAAATAAATATATAACTTCTAAAACAGGTATAGCAATGTCTAAACAATCTTTAATTAATACTATTAAAGATGTTTCAGTACATAATAAAAATGGCAATCCTGTTAACGGTATAGAATTTAAAAGTATGCTTAAAGAATTAATGTTAAATCTTAAAGCTGATTTTAGTTCTGATACATTTAGAGAAGCTGTAGCATTATCTAACGATAAATCTGTTAGGTTAGATTCAACTGTTGGTAAGTATTTATCAAATACAGTAAAAAATCCATTATTTATAGCTCTAAAAAATTCTTTCATAGATAAGTTTACTGTAAAAGTAGTAATGAATGCTAATACAGCAAATGGTGATACAATACCTTCTTTTAAAATAGGAAATCTTACATACAAGGACACACAGTTATTTGACTTAAGAAGACAATATGAAAGAGAAAATCCAAATGGATTTTTTAAAAGTTTGTTATTGAAAGACAGTCCAGCTATTCTTGGAACTTTGACTAAACTAGAAGTAGTTAGAAAAGGAAGAGCCAAAGACTATTCTAAACTTACTCCAGAAGAACAATTTATATCCGATTTTAATTATGACTTTTTAAAGAGTTTAAATTATTTTGGAAGATTTTCTGTAATATTAGGAAACTATTCTGATAAACCAACAATACTAGCCAAAATTATAAATGGAGATTTTAAGTTAACAGAAAATGGCAAGCCAATTGTCAGGGAGTCTATTGATACTATATTAGAAACTGTAAGAGTACAGTCTTTTTCTTATTATTCTGATTTATTAGATAGTATATTTTTAGATTATAAAAATATATTTGATATATTAGGTATTAAAAATAATATAGATTTAAATTGGAAAAATAATAATAAATTAGAAGACAATGTAAAAAACATAAATGATATTCTTAAAGTTAATAGTATATCAAGTATAAATGATAGGCTCGCTGATATATCCCCAGATAAGAGACCAAATTTGTTAATGCAAGAACTTCACTATTCTAAATATTCTAATGGAACTTTTTTAAATAATCTTATCTTAGATAATTACCTAATATTTTCAGATAGTTCTAAAGATGGGTTGTTTTATAATATGTTTGTTCCTAGAACTGAAAGTTCTTTCATAACTAAATTTTCTAAGTTTTCTAATCCAGATTCTTTACATATAGACAAGAATGAAATTGATAGTTATTTAAATTTATTAAGTATAAATAGAGAAGACTTTAAGTCAAAGAACGGTAGTAAATCTACTTATGAATATGATTCTTTACTTATAAATAATAAATTAAATCCATTTGTAAAGAAATGGCTTTGATTAAATTCTTTATTTAGAAATGAGTATTTATATATAGGAGTAAAAGGAGAGTATATGCATCCTCATAAGAGCAATATACTTTTTAGATTTGGAAGTGATGATAAAAACTATTGGGATAATTACTTTTTAGAAATGTCTAAAAGGATGATTCCATTAGGTAAAAGAAATGTTACTTATACTGCTTCTATAGAATCACCTATTAGAAATTCTAAAAGAGGTGTTCCAGATAAGATTAATGTTGCTGCAATAGAGGATTATAAATCTAATATATATACAACTTCTGGGTATAAAAAAATTGGAGCAGATTCACATGATGGCTCTTCTTTCTTAGATTATGTATATAGTAAAATGGTTGATGAATCTTTTCCTGGAAAAGGTTATTCTGGAACTAAAAAACAGTTTGCTACCTTTGTAACCCCATATGGTGTCACAATTAAAAAAGATGCAGAATCAGTTATAACTAATGCTAAAATACTAGCATCTGGAGATTCTGACATTAATCTTCTTCATATTAAATATAAGATGCTAAACATTCCTATAGGAGATGCTGTAAGATTAACATATAATTCTGGGAGTTTAGCTAATTATTATATAATAAGAAATGGTGTTAGACTTAGAGTAAATTCTATAAAGATAAACAATGATGATGGTGGTAATTATATAAGTATAAACTATTCTAAAGGAATAGAAAAGGATGGCCAAATTATATATACTGGCTCTATAGACACTAAAGAATATATAGATACTTTATATGATATATGAAATCATATAGGTGCACAATACTCAATAGATGTAAATGGAAACTTTAACGAAGAATCTAATGAAAGGTTATATGATATAGTTATAAATACTAACAATGGTATTTTAAAAACTAAAATGATTCATATACTTTCTAATGTATCTGCATTAAAAGCAGGAGCTGCTGGAGTTAATAGTGTTTCTAGATGAAAGAGTTGGGATTCGTTATTATATTCTACTTATAATAGTAGATTTATGGGGCCTCAGTTGGATGCTTCTCATGAAGCTGATCAATCTGAAATTAGGGAAGTATCTCAAGTTATTTCAGCTTTATCACAAGGAGGTTTTACAGCTGATATAGCTGATGAAGCCTATAGAGATATAGCTAATGTCATAGCTAAGTCTATGGATAAGTACTTAAAACATATGAAAGTAGATAATGTTGATAAGAATGCATTATATAATATGTTAAGTGCAAAATTCATTAGAAGCATACAAAAATCTGATAGAGAGGAAATAACTAAAGACCTTATAAATATTTTATTAGATAATGGAGTACCTGTACCATTTAGTAATCAAAATTTTTATAATTTATATGTAAGAGAAATAATAACAACTCTAAATAATGACTTTATATCTAGAAATTATCCTGGAATAGGTGGAGTGTTGATACCATCTCATGGTATGATACAACTCTACGATGTATTAGATGGAAACAAATGGATAACTGTTACTCAAGAAGATATTGTTAAAGAAGCTTTATCAGTTCTTAGAAATAATGAAAAAGTACCTGTAAACAGTATTAAATTATATGACACAGTAGTAATAGGTGGAATAGAGTTATCAATTGATACAGAGCAAAGATTAAGATGGTTGAAAGATAACTATAGTGATAGACTTGTTGAAAAAGTACCTGAATGAAATAATGAAGATTTTGTAAACGAATATATAGTTAATAAATTAAAAGATATTTTAGTAAATTCTGAAGACATAGAATTAGGTGATACTATAAGAATAGATGGAGAAGCTATTACATTAGATACTCCAGCTAAATATTATTCTTTTAAAGAAAGTGGGCCATCTACTGTATATAGAGTTTTATCTAAACCTAGAGACTTAAAACCAACTTTACATACTTTTAAAGAAATAGTATATGATCCACAAACTAATTCAGAAATTACTATACACAAAAATACTTTTGATATTCAACCTTTAGCTTTATTATATAAATATACAGAAAATATATTAAATGATAAGGACAAAATTATTATCAATAATATAAAAAATTATATTGGCAATGAGAATATAGTTAAGTTTTTAAGAGCTTGGTATCAGAGAGATCTTCAATTATTAGATCACGGTTTAATAATGAAAGAACTTAAAGAAACAGATAATGTATCAGAATATTTTAAGAATGACAATGTATTAGAGGATATATTACAAGATGTATTATCTTATTATCAAAATAATGCAAATAAAATAGTTGATTTAAGATTTAAGCCTGCTGAAATAATGATGCCAGACATCTATAAATCTACTTTTAATAGAGACGATAATGATAGTTTGTATAGGATAAAAAAAGAGGGGCCTAAATACTTTAAAAATAAATTTGATATATTATATGACTATGATAATACAGAAGCTGATATAAAAATTGTAACTAGTGATGTTAGTAATCCTGTTTATATAAGACTTGTAACTAAATTAACTGGTGTAAATAATGTAAATATAAAAAGAAATCCAGATGTTGATTATGAGTTATACTCTAGATATAATGAGGTTGGTGATAGGTTATACGATTTAGTAGATTATAAAAACATTAGAGCATTCTCTGAGGGAGGAAAAGAAATAATAGAAATTAAAGTTGGATATACTGATAAGAATGGTAAAAATATTCTTAAGAGAAATGCATTTGCTAATGTAGAAAGACTGATAAAATCTTTTACAGATATAAGAGCTATTGTCCCACTAAATAATGGAAATATTAGTTCAGCTTATTATAGTAATATAGTAAGTAAAGAGGAAATGTTAGATATATCTGAACAAGAAATAAAAAATGTAAAAAATGATGATTCTTTAGATCCTGTAAATGTATATTCTAATATATCAAACATATTTTCTAAATATAACGATATTAATCTAGTTGGAATAGATACCTCAAATAAAAATTGATTTTCTAGTAATAAAGAATTAATTTTAAATAGATTAGCTAATTCTATATATGCTTCTTGGGAAAAATCTCATGATGTAGTAGCTTCTCGTATTCCTTCTCAATCTATGCAATCATTTATGCCTATGCGTAATGTTGGATATATAAAAGGTAATACAAATGATGTATATGTGAGTGTACACCAGATATTTCTACAAGGTTCTGACTTTGATGTGGATAAGGCTTATATATTAGGACATGGATTCTTGAATAATGGTAGAACTGATTTATGAACTAATCTAAGTTCATATTCTACAGTAGATCAGTTAAATGCATTAATGCAACTTCCTATGCCTAGTGGAAAGATTATAAATATTATTGAAGGTAATGGAGACCCAAATTTAGAAATTCTATATAATCAAATAGCAAATAGTTTAGCTAATGTATCATATGAATATGAATTACCAACTGAAACTATTCTATTATTTAATAAATTTATAAGAGCTTTACCAACTACTAATCTAGATGTATTACCTATAAATATAAGTCAAGAAAATCCTAATTTATCTTTTAATGAGTTTGAGAGATTGTTAAATAAGCATACTACATATACTGATTATAGTACAAGTCCATATAGTGTTAAGAATTCTATTGTTCAAAAAATAAATAAAGTTATTTCTTCTGCTAGTAATCAAATTAATGCTAATACACCTGTTGATGTACAACCATTACATGATGCTATCAGAAATGTTCAAAATAAAAGAAATGGACAAACTCAACCTAAAAACGTAAGTAGTTCTAATAATATAAATAGTTCTAATAATAATGAAATAGGTAATCCTAATATAGTTTTTCGCACGTCTTCATTCAGTGATTATAAAGACAGAACTTATGAAAATGCTTCAGCAGATGCAACTATAGCATTAGCTACAGATTTTAATAGTTTTGGTGAATTAGCTACTAAAGTAGCTGTTTTAGGACAAAATAAAAAATATATACCTATTGATGCTAACAACTTAAATGTAACGCCAGAAAGAGTTGATAAGATAGTTAATGAACTAAATAACCTATCTAATCCTACTCCTATTTTAAATTATTCTAAATTAGAAGAAAAGTTACAACTATCTACAAAAGAAAAACCAATTATTGTTTATGTTGATGGTAGTGATATTAAAGGAACTGGTGCTATTGGATTTGGAGTAAATACCACTTATGATAATAAAGAGTATTCTATATCTGGCTCATTTGATACAAATAACTTATCAAGTTTAGAAAAAGATTTAGGTATTAAATTAAAAAATAAGCCTTCCAATGCTGTAATGGAGTTTTATGGATCTTTAGTAGCATTGAGAAATACTCCAGAAAATGAATATATTGTTATTAGACAAGATTTAGAAGGTGTACAGCTTTGAATTTTATCAGGATTAATGGAGAGATTTTCTAATCAAAATCTAGATACAAAAAGCAAGTATGATTCTTGGTATAAATCTTTAACTGAAGAACAAAAGCAAGATTACTATAATAAAGTACAAAATATAATAGGTCTAGATAAAAATTTAATTTCTAAATTTGATTGGGACGGTAGAAAAGGATTTTATGCTGAAGATATGACTGTTAGAGCAATTCAGCAAAAGATAATAGATATTATATTAAACAGAAAAGGAAAAGTAAAATATCAATGAGTTAGGGGACATTCTGGTGAAGCTGGTAATGAAAAAGTAGATGCTATTGCAAAAGAAAGACGTAACTATAATACATATAAAGATTTATTTAATAAATCCGCAGGTAAAGAAAAAAATACTGAAAATAATTTTAATTCTGATTTATCTAGTTTAGAGAAGAATGCTAAAAAAGAGATATCTCTTAATATAGCAGGCAATGGTATTTATACTATGAAAGGTAAATATACTCAAGACCAAGTTGATGAATTTACCTATAAATTATTAAAAGCTATTATTGAGTCTCCTAATCTTAAATTAAAAATTAATTCTATTAGATCTGGTGGTCAAACTGGATTTGATGAAGCTGGTGCTAAAGCTGGTATAAAATTAGGAATACCTGTTACTGTCTTAGCTCCCAAAGGTTGGAAATTTAGAGATATAAATGGAAAAGATATTTCTGATGAAAAGAAGTTTAAAGAAAGGTTTAATAATGTATTAAACAAAAATAAACAGATAAGTAATCCTATTCTAAGTAAAGAACAAAAAGAAACAGTAAAGACTCCAACTATACAACATATTGCTGATCATGATAGTGACTTAGGAAAAGATAAAAAAGGGTATGAGCAATTTAGAATATATGAAAGGATTGATAATCAGGATGGATATAGTTTAGCTTATGGTAAACCTATTAAAATTAAAGGATTTGAAGAATTTGATTTTTATTTAGCAGAAAATCAAGAAGGAAGACCATGAACTACATATGAAAAAAGAACAGGTAGAATTACAAGTCGTGGAAATACTCAAAAAGAAGCAATTGAGAGTCTTCAAACTGGATTAAACTCTGTTGGATTGGATAATATGAGGAATATTATATCAAGTCAAAGGTCAGTTTATGAAGAAAATCAGGTAGAAGAATTTAATACAGAAGAAGTAGAAAATATATCAGATGAAGATAATTTAAATTCTCATGATATGTTATCTTATTATCAACAACAGTATGATGCTTCCGTAGGTAAAGATAACACTGGTATAGCTGCTAATGGAGTAAAAGGATTGTTTGCTTTAACTGCTTATTATAATAATTTCTTTTTAAATACTTGGGGAAATAAAGATCTTACTGATACAGAACTTAGACGTAGTAGTAAACTATTTAAGAAGGATATTAAATTCAAGGATGATTTTGGAAATGATGTAAGGATATTTATAGGAAGCTTGCCTGATGTACTTATAAATAGAAAACAAGAAGAATCTTTAAAAAGAGTTTTAGGAGATAATTATAGTAGATTATTTCCAAATAGTGCTGTATATATGAGTGCATTTGTATCAGCTGCAACAGACAATGCAAAAGAGCTTATTATGGCAAAGGTTAATGCTTCACCAAAATTAGCAGGAATGCACGCTTATATGATAGCATTAGGATTTACTCCAGATCAAATTACTGAGTTTATGACTTCTAAAACAGCTTCAAAAATTGTTTTGAGATCTACAGATAATATATATGATGATGGTATTAGTAATTCTGTTACTAGGGTTATAAAGGAACTAAAAGCTGATCCTACCGTAAATAAAAGTCAGTTATTAGCGTTTGAACAATTATACCTAGATTCTCAAGAATTTGCTAATCTTACAAGTATATTAGGAGTAAATCAAAAATTAAAAGCCAGAACTTGGGAAATGTATAATTTTTTAAGTAGATTTGATAATATATTAAGTTCTGCCGAAAAACTAGCTATTAAAAGTTTTAAAGACTTGGATAAAATTAAATTTAGAAATGCTATATTGAAGTATAATAAATTATTAACTCCAGAAGATTCTAATTATATAGATGAAATATATGATGCTATAAATTCATTAACTTTAGAAAATGGTAAAACTGTAAAGATATTACACAATTTTAATAGTAATTATTATTTCAGTAGTCCTAGATATAGACACTACGTTAAAGAATATTATAATCTTATTAAGAGAACTTTTAATATTTTTGAAGTAGTTGATGAAGTTCCTCATTTTAAAAAATTAATAGAAAGTTTAAGTATGTCAGATAATGTATTAAAAAATACTACTGAAAAATATAACTATACTTTAAATACTTTAAAAAATGTTTTAAATGATGAGTCTCATGAATTAAATGAAAATGATATTCCATTATATGTTAACATAAATAATTTAACTAAGGGATCTAATTATTTTGATACTAAAGCTATATTATTATGGTTAAAAACAGACAAGATGAGTAAATATGCTTTTGATGTCGGGAAAATACTTAGACAAGCTGGAATGGATAGCATTACATTATATAAAGATAGCAGTTCAAGATATAACTTAGAAACTATAACAGTAACTCCTGGAGATGACTATATTGTAGATTTGACTACAGATTATGGAATTGCTAACTTTAAGAAATTGATGGAGGAGGCAGTTCTGCCATTACTACAGCAGTTAGATAATTCTAATGTTATAAAAAATCTTAGAGTTGAAACTATTACAAATCAGTATGGATTAAAGACTAATGCCATAGTATCAGCTTATGAACTTAAAAGATTAAATTCTTCAATAGCTATAGAGCAATTTAATCAACTTATTGATGCTTTTAATAATATAGATATCAACACATCTACAGCTAATAAGTTTCAGAATGCTTATGGTGAACCTTTACAGTGAAGGGATCTGTTCTATATTTATAATCTAGTTGTAAATAATGAAAGGTATGGGAATAAAAGACTTACACCTCTTTTTAGAGACTATACAAAAAGTTTTGATTCTCTATCTTTAGACTATATGAAGTTCTTTTCAAAAATAGATAAAGGTGATATAGACGTTTTGTATGATGATTTATATAATAGTCCAGAGTATATAAATGCTGATGAAGATACTAGAAAGTCTTTAAAAGAAAAATATGATAAAACTATTAAAGAAGATTTATTGTTTTATTCATTTAATGAAAGAGGCGTATTATCAGAATTAGAAGACAGCCCTGAAGTAAAAGCACAGATAGCTAATCCAGATTTTGTTTTAACTTGAAATATAACTGGCAAATATGATACATCATATTATAAGATGAACTCTTTACTTAGAAAGATAAATTTAGGTGGTTTTATAGTAGAATTTAATTGTTAATATGGCAAAGTGTGTATATATATTAAGAACTCCAGGAGGAGAAAAGATAATAATTCCTGCTGATTTTGGAAGTTTAGAATTAGATGATGATAAAGCCATAGAACTTATAAACAATTATAAGAGTGCTAAACCATCTGAAAGAAATGATGCTTTAAATGAACTTGTATCTTATATTAAAGAGAATACTAAAGTAACTAAGATAAATAAATATGTGATAGAAGATGCTTTAAATAAAGATAAAATTTCTGATATTATAAAAGAAATAAATCAACAATTAGAGTATTCTACAACATATAAAGATTTTTCTAAAGCTTTAAAAAATTATTTATATAAGAATCCAGAAAAGTATAATGAAATTAATGAGAGAATTAACAGAAGGCTATTGCCTTCTGATTTTAAAAATTTAGATACTAATAAAGTATTAGGAGTAACTTCACTTAATAATGAGATATCTAAATTAGATTTATTAATAAATGAAAATAGAACTCAAGGATTTGATTATACTTTTCTGGATAATATTAAAAAATTCTTAGAAGCACTGCATACATCTAGAGTGTTAAATAAAGATAAGAATGTATTAATATCTTTTTCAACAGAATATGGACTAAAATCAATAAATGTAGATGAGTACTCATTTTTTAAAGAAGATAATCCAAGTTCTCTATTTTTAAGTCTTTTTAAAAGAGTTGGGAATAGTATTGATGTTAATTTATTAAACGATATTCTTACAAAATATAAAATAGATACTGTAAAAACTTCTAAAGAATTTTTTGATAATATAGCAGAAGAAGCAGTTAATCCTTCTAAGTTTGAAAAATTATTAGAAAGTAAAGAGAATAATAATGTAATTTCTGAAATAATAAAACTAATAACTAATAGGTTAGATCCTACAGGTTATTTGTACAGTAGTACTAAAAGTGTATTTCAAAATTTAAATCCGAATAGTTATGGGTATAACATAGTAAGAGACTACATGAATCAGCAACAGTTTTTAGAAATGGAAAGAATTTTTAGTAGTGAATATACTACTAATAAAATAATAACTTATGCTGAATCTCTAGACTTATTTGATTATAATAAAGCTAAGGATGACTTATTTTCTGAAGTTATTCAATTACCTAATGTAGATTATAAATATGTAACACAAAATGTTGCTGTAGGAAAAGACTTGTTGTTAGTTCAAAATACTGATAAGTCTGGAAAAAAGTATTTTAATTCTTATATTATTCAGAATATATTTCCAAAGGATAATGGTGTATTCATAGTTAGCCTTTATAAAGATCAGGATGGTAATTATAAAAGCTATAAACAAACATATCTACCTGGTGATGATCTTTTTATAAGAAAAAGAGAGAGTGCTAAGATACCATATGATCCAGATTTGGAGATTACTACTAGTAATAATTTTGTAGAATTAAAAAGAAATTTTAAGTATTTGTCTAAAAATGATTTGCAATATTTTATAAAAGATATAGCAACTGTAGGAGATAAAACTGATATTGGTACTGTAGTAGGTGTATATCCTTCATATTTATATATAAAGTCAGAAGGTGGTTTTACTAAGCAAGCATATTCTGATATAAAAAGTTTTAATTCTACTGTGTTAGAAGAATTATATAAATCATATTCTGACATACTAAAAGATTTTAATTATAATGCTTATACAGAAATACGTGATGTAAATCTTATATCAAAAGATGATATAATAATAGATCCAACATCTGCAATTAAAAATAAAGCAATTGTAGTATATTCTAATCCTGATTATGTATTTATAATATCAGATAATGGTAATAAAAAATATATAAAACCAATCCCAAGAATAGAACTAAAAGATAGTAAAGCATGGATGAATTCTATTGATAATCTAACTCCTGATGAAAGGAAAGAAATAATAGATAATTTAAATGCTATGGATGCGTCATCTATGACATTATCTTTATTTTTTGATAAGAGTAAGGCCACTAAAGGAGACTATTTCTATGGTAAATTGAATAATGACCAAGTATATGGTAAAATAGTAGATAATAATAAAGTTATAATTTTTAAAGATGGCTCAGAAGTACATAATATTTCAGATATATCTGATATACAGTTTTATACTTCAAGAGATATATCCTCTTCACATACTTTACATATTTTAAGAGTCAATAGTTGAAAAGTAACTCCTAAACCAATAAGTATTGCTGAACAAGATCCTAGTTTTGTAGAAGTGAAGTATATTATTCCTAATGATATAGATGAGAATAGTTTAACATTTTTACCTACTGGATATGCAGATATAGGAAAATATATAGACAAATATACTGATATTCCAAAAGGATATAAAGATATTACTAATTATGTAAAAACTACATTTTTTAAAATTAATGACAAGAACACTAAACTTTATGTAATTGATTTAAATGGTTCTAGAAAGTATGAGGTAGATCTTACTGGTCTTAGGAAGATTGTAGATTTTAGTAAAATTCCAGTTGAAGAAAAAGAAAGAATAAATCCTTTAAGAAAAGGAGTATATTTTAATATAGTAGAACGTGGGCGTTTATCTGATACTATGTATAGAGTTATGGAAGATGTTGGAGATGAGATTATAGCTCATACTAACAAAATCAATGATAAAGGTGATATAATAACTATAGAAAAAGTATTTAGTAAGAGACAATTATATCAAACCCCTATAAAGGTAGATGGGAGAGACACAATTCCAGAAGGTTCTATATATAATTTATATCTGCAAAGTGGAAATAGTAAAACTAATGTATTATTAAAAGCAACTGAAAATATACTATCTCATGATGAAATTCTTAATGTTGCTGGTATGCAAGATTTATTAGATAAAATGAAAGCCTATTTTGGAAACTATGGTATAGATGTAGATATAAGTAATGATAGTAAAGAGTTTAAAAATAATCAATTTGCTAAAATAAAAACTGAAGTAGTAGATGATAAACTAAAAACTTCTATATTATTAAATGGAAATAAAGGTACTAAATCAGATCTAGTCCATGAAAATTTACATATATTCTTAACATTACTTAGATATAGTGATTATAGTACCTATGGAAAAGTTATTGATTCTGTATTAGGAAAAAATGAAAATGAAGAAGATATTTCAGAAAGAGAAGAACAGTTTGTTAAAGCTATAGTTAATGCTTTACAAGGTGATTATATTACTAATTTCTTAGATAAAGCAGATATAGTAGCTCAACAATTATATAATGTAATTAAAAAAATAAATCCTGATTTTAGTCTAAATATAGAAAGAGCAATAAATAATCCTGAAGAATTGTTTAAGTCCTCTTTAAAAGATATATTTAATTATAAAAGTGATATATCTTCTCCTTACTATAATGTTAGATTAATAGATTCAGAAGCTTCGTTTAGAGAATGGGCTAAAAATAAAATAATACTAAAATGTGATTAATATGGGATGCTTTTATTATAAAAAAGAAAATGGTGAATTAATAAGATACGATTTAGAAAGTTCTGTATATGAAGATTTCTTAAAAGAAACTAGTATCCTAGCTTCAAATTCTATATTTAGTTCTGAAGATGTGGTAGATAGTATTAAAAGAGAAATACTTAAAGCTAATTCTCCAAAAGCTTATTATGAAGCTACAGATATAGAAACTGTATATGAATTTGTTACTAAACCTCATGCTGAAATATTTGGAAATATAGCAGCACTAAAAGGACAGAGTAGGTTAGCTCCAGAATTTATACAGGAAAATAGAATTCTAGAATTTGTTAAGGCACATTTAGAAGAGTATACTAACAACACTGGTGCAGTCTATACTCCAGAATATTTAGAGATGTTAAAAAAAGATCCTGTATTAAAACAATACGATGATAAAGACTTAATACCTGCACTTGCTGAAGTAGAAAGTAGGATTAGAATAGAAGAAATGACTAAAAATTTTAGTATTAAGTTTCATGAATGAGTAGATATGATTTTATCAAATAATGGAAAATTTGAAGAAGATTTTAGAAAGTTTTATTCAGAGAATCCAGAGATATTTGGTAATGATGTAGATATATCTATATGAGAAGAAAGAATAAAGTCTATTATTGGTAATATAATACGTTCTTTAGAAGGAGAACCCTTACGCTCTATTCATTTAGTATCCTTACCTAATAAAGCAAATAATGTTCAATTAAAAGCTAAACTAGGTATAGTAACTGTTAATACTTCTGGAGTGGCTAGTATATATGATGTGAAAATATCTAAACATCCTTTTAGTGATTGGGATGAATCTAAAACTCTTACTTATGATTGGGAGCTAGCTCTAGAAAGACAATTATTAGGACAACATATAGATGTAGAAAATACTAGGCTTTATATAATACCTATAGAATTTAGTAAGTTAGGTGATGTAACTACTTTAAAATTTGGAACTCCAATAAACAGAACTACTCAAGGAGTCTCTGGTTTAGAAAAGTATAGACAAATATCTTCTATTGCTGAGATATTACTTCCTAGAAAAATTAAACCTGAGTATGATCCAAATAAAATAGCAGCACTTAAAGATTCTTTGAATAAATTATTGTTTCCAGATTACAGAGTTAAAACAGAGTGGGAAGATAATGATTTAGAGTTATTAATGAAAAACTCTAGAGAAAGATTTGAAAAAACTGGAGTATTTAAAAAATATAATGGTTTTAAAGATATAGACGGATTACCAGAAGGGATGATAATAGAAACCACTGAACACCAAACTGCTGAAGAAGCAGAAACAAAGTTTAGAGAAAAGATGGCTTTATATGTAAATCATGTAAAATCATTAGAAGGTAGAGGTGTTAGTGTAGTAAAAAATGCTGTAATATCATCTATTGCTACAGGTTCTAGTATAAAATTAGGAAAAAATCCAAGTAAAAAAGATATAGCTTTAGACCACGTATTAACAGAATATTTAAATGATGATTGGCAAGTTTTAGAAGGTATTAACGAAGCTGATGCCTTAGGAATAATTGTCATGAGAAATACTAAAACTGGAATAATAAATTTATTTGATATTACAGTTCATAACTTATGAGCAGAATCTGGAATTAAAGGAATGACTTATGACCAGGTAGAAATGTTAAAAGCTATGTATTTCTTAAATGAATATAAAGATGTTCTTTTAGCCAAAGGAGCTTATAAGTTAGGAGAAATAATAGTTTTTAATAGTAGGAATGGAAAAAGTAGATATAGGTCTTCTGCAACTGTTCTTACTTGGTTTAGAAGAAGAATGAATGAAGTAGGTATGGGAGATAAAATAAAAATTAATGACAATGATTTAGTAGGAACAGAAGATCTTGCATTAATGACTCTAAATACTTATGTAAAAAACTATGCAGGTAAAGGACAAAAAGAAGTTGAAAATATATTTTCTATACTGCAAAATAATAGGTTTGACGAAATATCAAGAGAAAGATTAATTGAAGCAAGGGATCAATTTCTAATAGCTTTTCCTGAATATAGAGATGTAGAACCAACTAAAGAACTAGATTTTCAAAATCCAACAGAAGTATTATATGCTTTATTACAAACAGCTATATTATCTAAATCTGGTATAAAACCTGAAGTTGATTTTCAAGGTTTAACAGAATATAGTATCGAGGCTGGAGATTTTCAGTCTCTGTGATTAGGTATTCTTAACAAGAATCAAAGAAAATATGATAAAAAAGGTAATAGAATACTTGGTATAATAGGTGGGTTATCCTGGATTAATCCAGAATTTGTTCAATCCAAAGACTTAAGGAATATAAATGAGATGGTTGCTAATGGCAACTCTATAAATGGACAGAAACTTAATAAATTTAGTGAACACCAATGACCTTTAACTGATGAACTTTATAGAAAACTAGGATATGGTAAGTTTAAACAAATGACTTGAGGGGAAACTCAATCTATACATGCTGACTTTTTTGTAAAGGATAAAGAAACTGGAAAAATTGATAAATCTTTTAGAGCTAAAAATCCATATATAATTGATGAAGAAAATGCTTTAACTGAAGACCAGAGAAAATATTTAAAACAAACATTGCTTTATATAAATGGTTTCATGGCTGGACTACCAGAAAATGAAATATATTCTATAGATCCGACTAATTTAGAGAATATTACTAATAATAAATTACTAAAGGCTAGAATAGAATCTGGAGATTATTTTAAAATGCCACTTATGAGGAGAGAAGAAATCTCTAAATATAAAAGACTTGTAACTGGGTTTGGTGAGTGGTATAATATGGTAAAAGATAATCTAAGAGATACCATAGATCCTAGAGAATTTTCCTCACTTGATGTAGAAAATATAGAACACCAAAAACTTGGTTTTTTTCAAATGTATGATGTGTTTGGAAGTCAAGATGATGAGACAAGAGCAAGAATGATGGATAGGGAACAAATAGACTATTTTGAACTAAATCTTGATACTATAGCTCATAAGGTAGCTTTTTATAAAACTAGAAAAAGAATATTCGATATAATACTCCCAACTATTGAATCATATGTATGGTGAATGAAGTTAATGGGAGGAAAGATGGATGAAAAGGTTAGGAAGCAACTAAACTATATAGTTAACCAGGTAAACCTAGCAGTATTTAGTAAACCATTAGTGGATGATGAAGAGAAAAATATAGCTCAAGGATTAGCTTTTCAAAAGAAATTTTCTACTATAGCAATGCTAGCTTTTAGACCAACTATGTTAGTAAAAGAAATAACTGTTGGAACTATAAGAAATCTACTTACTGCTGGTACAGGAATACATGCTGACTTTGGAGAAAAAGAAATGATAAAGGCTTATGAAAAGTTATTAACTGTAGGGTTAAAACAAGCTGTAGAACATAATTTAATAGAGGCATTAAATAGTGAGTATAGAATAGCTAATATGGATATAGCAACCATGCCAGAAAAAGTTCAACATGATAAATTAGGATTGGCAAGGGGATTAGGTAGATGAATGTTTGCTACATCAACTGGTGGAGATTACTTTAATAGGTTAGCCATATTATTAGCTAGAATGATTAAAGATGGTTCTTATGAAGCGCATTCTATGAAAGGAAATACTTTAGTATATGATCCAAGAAAAGATAAAAGATTTTCCTATTACTTAGCAGAAAGGGAAAAGTATAAGGATGCTGATGGCAATTATACTAAAAAATCTGGAGACTCTTTATACAATGAGCAAAGAAATCTATATCTTTTAATGATAGAACAATTTAATTCTGAATATGCTATTGTAGGAGAAGGTCATCTTACAGAAAAAGATTTAATTCCTAAAGCTTATACTCTTAAAGAAAGAAACTCAATAAAAGCTATGGCTGATAGAGTATATGGAGCATATGATAAAGATGCACAAGCTCAAATTAATAATAAGTTAGCAGGAATTGCATTCTTTCAATTTATGCAGTATTGGCCATCAAAAATGCAATTTTGATTTGGTAAACCAATATCAGCTGATGCATCTCCTGTAGGTAAGTTTGAACATGCAGTCAAAAAAGATGCTGATGGCAATCTAATACTCGATGATAAAGGTAAACCAATACATTTATATCTTAAAGATGTTGTAGATGAAAATGGTGATCCAGTATTAGATGAGTATGGTGTTCCAAAAAGAGAAATTGTAGAATATGAAACAGATGAAAAACTTATGGCTTGAAATGGCACTCCACAAGAAGGTATATTTTATTCTGTCTTTTATACAATAAATGATTTAGTTAGATTAAACTGGGATGATCTTAAAAAGAATAAATGAAGAGTAAATAGAACTCTTTATGCCATAGGAGATTCTGTTTTGATCTTTATGATATTAGGTATTATGAGAGCTATATACGACTCAATGAAAGATTCTACTGAAAGAGGTACTTTTAGTGGTGAAACTGTAGCCTTTATGGATGCTGTTAATACAAAAGTACTTAATGAGTATAATTTATGAAATAATACTTTTGGAGCATTAAGTTCCGAACCAGCATGATTAAGTTGGAGTTTAGGAGCCATGCAAAATGTAGGAGATGTTATTCAAGGTGACAAGACTTTGGGTAAAGCAGCTGCACAATCTATAGGTATGTTTGAAATGTTAAGATAAAAAAAAATAAGCCGAATACAGTAATTTCTGTACTCGGCTTTTTTATTAAAAAAAATAAAGGGAATAATCTATACAGACTATTCCCTTTTTCTAACAAACAAACAAAAATAAAATGGAAACAAAATAGTTTTTAACTATTTTAATTGGGGAGAGAGCAGGATTTGAACCTGCATGATTGGATTTTGAAATGGAGGCCAGTCTACAAGTTTTTTCAATGGGAATTTTACCCATCCTGCTTATTAATGTGTTTTCTGATGTGAGTTTTGTCACCTCTCACAGCCCACGTGGATTATGTATTATGCCACGTTGCAGTCCTTGTGCACTACCAATCTTACCATCTCTATGCGTCTAACCAATTCCGCCATCTCTCCTATTTTAAATATCCTTTCTAAGACTTTAAAAAATTTCAGTTAACATCTTCTTCATAACCAACTTTTGAATTGATCCTAATGTATTTGTATAGCCTTTACATTGATTTTACAATATATTATTATCCTAAATTTTTCATAATCAAAATTTCAGTTTGTCTATAATAATTTGAAAAATCATTATTTTTTAATTCTCTGTTAGCTATTTTTATAAGAAGTTTGTAATATTCATCTTCTATTAAATTCCTAATATTAGGATATTTACTTATTATATTAATAGTGTAATTTTTTACTTTGTGTAAATATGCATTATTAATAAGATCTATATATTCCATTCTCTATTATATATCTATAAGATTTAAATCCTCTAAGATTACCACACCAACCTTCTTCCAGAATTATTCTTCCATTATAAAAACCTATTGTTTTTGTACTAGCTTGATATTCTTCTTCAGTTAAACATTGACAAATGTGCTCTAAAGGGCTTAAATGACCATTTTCTATGAGTTTGTCATGAAGTTTTATATCTTTTTCATAATCAATCTCATTATCAAATGTCATATAAGACAGTCTAGCACATCTTGCAGTTGCTATTTTAATAACATCATCAATATTATCTTTATCTATATTCTCTCTATAAGGAATATGCCATTGATTCTCTCTAAGAAATACAGGGGTAGATTTATTATAAGCATCCCACATAGCTTCTGCTAATGCTTGCATATGTATTTCTGCTTGAGCTATGTTACTCATTCTCCAATCATTTTCTGTCCAATTAGAACATTCTCCTGTATATAACATTGCTTGTTCTTTACTTTTAAATGTAGCTTGAGTTGGTTCTAAAGCTTCTGGTCTATCTTTTGGATACCAATTAATTACATATTGCGGACATCTGAGTTTAAAAAAGTTTTCAAACTCAGTTGCAGTAAGTAATACTGTATGCCATAAAAAAGGTTCTAATAATCTATTACATAGTTGTTTTGTTACACCTTCAGAATGTAGTTTTTTAGCTTGAGTAACAGCATTATCTCTAGCAATTAACCACTCTTTAATTTTAGATTTAGATTCCTCTTCATTAAAATACTCAGTACCCTGCATACCTTTGTGATCTTTTTGCCAAGCTATAGGTATAAATGGATCTTCTTCTACCATTTTAACCATTTTTTCAAAAGGTATAGCTCTACTACTAGCACTATTACGTGAAAACATTCTGTGAGTATTTAATTCAGGTAGTATAAATCTAGGAAAGGTAAGTAAAAATGTAGTAACTCTATCCCCATGTATAGATATTGAGTCAGCTACAATATTAGCACTTATTTTATTCATTATTTATCAATTTCAACAATAGAATCTGGATATTTATAACAAGCATCTAGATAACTTTGTACAAAATTTACTAAAGTTTCATAGTTACCCCATCCATTTTCTGGATTAAATTTTTTATACTTTTCTGGATCTAATTTTAATAAGTGTAATCCTTCTTTTAAAGGCTCTATTAAATCTCCAGCTCTGTGTACTTTAGGATTCCATAAAGCTTCATATAAACCAGCTTCTCTAGCCATATGTGTTAGATTATGTGTTATATTATCGGAATATAATACATCATCTTCAACTTCATAAAGATTTATATCTTTGTCAGGATATCTTTGTTTGGCTTCCTCTAAAGTTAGTTCCTTATTCTTTCCATCTTCTCTTACAAATATACCAGTTCTTAGTCTAGTAGATTTTTTATTATCTCTTAGTGTTACATCTAAACTCATAGTTTATTATTTTTTATTTATCCACATAACAGTCATAATAGCATAATTAGCTAAATCAATTAATGTATCAGTTATAGACTCATCAGTTTCTCCAATACCATTTTTAATTATATTTGAGAATCTATTTAGTTTATCTGATAACCTTATTTTAGCTACTATCAATCCATCATCATCAAGAGTTTTATCAAAACTATTTCCATAGTTCTTATTCTTCTCTTCGTACAATTTAATCATATAATCAGTTATATTCTTAAACCTTTCTATATTATCCATTTAAAGTATCATTTTTAAAACTTTCATTAGGTATATCTAATAGATAATTGTATTTATATATACTATCTACAAAAATTGGAACATATTTTTCCATTAACCCATCTCTTCTTATCTTAACTTTTTCTCCGTTGTAATATATATAAAACCCAGATTGTTTATTTTTCTTTATTTGGCATCTTAAGTCTAAAAACTCTAACTCATTCAATTTACCGTATGAAGATCCATCTGGCCCGAATACTTCTATAGTCTCTGGTTCAATAACCTTAATCTTTATTTTACTCATTATTTAAAGCTTCATTAATTTTATATAAGTCTATAACTCCATCTTCAGATATAAGACCAGTTCTAATAAATGCTTCTGCCATATCATTATACCATTTTTCACGGTTTTTGTTATATAATTTGTTTCTAATAATATAAGCCCAAGCATCCAATTGTATCATTACATCTTTGGTACCACTTTCCACACAAGTGCAAGCTAGATATGGAGTCCATACCAAATAAAATCCCATAGACTATTGTTTTTTAACTTTATAAACCATATCATTAATTAAATTAGCTAATGCATTTAAGTCATTAAGTTTCTTTTCTAAACTACTAATTCTTTTTTCAAAGTCTCCTGAGCTTTTATCCATGTGTTCTAATATAGTTATGTCGTTTCTACAGCTATTAGTTAATAGATTGGCTTTATCAAGTAAATTCTCTAGCTCTTTACTTATTTCTATTTTTTTCATCATCATATTTATTCACTATTATATACTTTATCCCAATTTATTTTTCCATCTATAGATATATATCCATTATTTATCAATTCACTTGAAATTCTACCATAGAATCCCTGTAAATTTCTATAAAGCTTATTCTTAATTATATAAGCCCAAGCTTCCATTTGTTCTTCTATTGTAGCATCTTCACCCTCACAGAAACCTTCTGCATAAGCACAAGCTAAATATGAATTCCATTCTATATTTACCATAACATAAAATTATAATTAAATCCTATACCTGCATATGGGCCATACCCAAGTAACTTAGTATTTAAATCATATAAACTACCAACCCCTAATTGTAGAGATACCCCAAATTTCTTTTGTGGTATATTAACTTGATATACTTTCATATCTTTAGTAACAGTATAAGGATTTAAGTTAGTTACTATACCATAAGGAGTTCCCTGTCTAAATATATTACCTCCTTCATACCCTATAGTAAGTTGATATTCATTATATACTTTTAAATCCAAATAAGAAAAACCCTTTCTAAATCCAAATACTGTATTTATCCATTTATCAGATATAGTATCTAATATAGTAGATTGAGAAAACACAATTGTATCTCCTCCTATAGGATAGAATTGCCTTAATGTATCAATAAAAACAGTTTCATCTTTTAATATCAATGCAGTATTTAAATCTTTAATTTTCTTATCTTTATTCTTAATAAGATTTTGCAGCTCTAAATTAGTGCCTGTAAGATTCTTAATTTTTAAAAAATCTGATTCTTTATCTGTTTGCATTACTCTAATTTTAGCTACATTTAAAGAATCTTTGTTTTTATATACTTTTAAAGAATCAGTTATTGCATTATATAATTCTATCTGATTATCATATTTATTTTTATAAGTATTTATTCTTATTATAGTTATAAATATAACTATACCCAAAACAATAAGTAATATAATATTTAACTTATTTATTTTCATCACTTGGTATTTAATAATTGTTCACATTCATTTCTTTCACCTATAAACCATATATTTCCAAATTCATCAACAACTTTATATTGAGTTACAGCTGTACTTTCTCCAGAATAAAAAGGTTCTATTCTTAGTTTATTACTTAGGGTGCTATACCCAGTATAAATAGAATTTTTATTTTCTTGCATAAATATTAATAGTTTACTTTTAAAATATAGGTATAGAGTAGCTATAATAACCTCCTCTATACCATATATTTATTATTCATAATCTCTTACAACTTGAAATATGGGTTGCAAAGGAACTCCATCTTTAGACCATTCAAAGAATTTTACCGTTCCTTTTTTACCAATAATATTATCAATATTTTCAAGATATTGTTTTTTAAGTTCTCTATCTCCTATAGGTTTAGCAGAAAATAACTTACCATCTTCAGTTTGTAATATGAAACAAAAATCTTCATCTCTAAGACCATCTTTATAATCTACAATCTCAAATTCTTGTTCCATATATTCTTTAACTTTAATCATATCAGAACCTCTTTTACCGAATTGATAAGTACTAGTAGGTTTTCTAGCAACTAATCCTTCAAACCCTTCTTTAACCCATTGATCATGAAGTTTTTTAATTTCACTAAAACTGTTAGTTTCTACATGTTCAAGAAACTTTATCTTATCAGCATCTATCAATTCTTTTTCATATTCTTTTAAAAGTTCTAATCTTTCTTCAAAAGTTTTTTCTGAATCAGCTATATCATAAACCCAATATTCTAGTAGGTTACACCTATCATCCCATTCTTTTAATCTAGCTATGCCACTCAATTCTTGTAAATGGTGTCCGTGTCTATATAATTCTCCATCCAATATTACAGTAGGATGTTTATCAAAGAAATCTTTTAATTGATTTCTAATTAATGTAGTAGGTATATTATAATCCTTACCACCTCTAGAGATTGCATAGATTTCATCACCTCTCTTCTGAATCATAGCTCTGGTGCCATTTAACTTTTTGCTACATAACATCCTCTTATTTAATACAGACGTTTGACACTTATTAGAGTCTTTAGCTAACATCGGTTTTAAGAATCCATCTGAATCTGTACTAACTGATGGAACAAGTCTATTCATTTCAGATTCATTAATCTCATTAAAAGGTGTCTTAGTAAGGTCAGATACTTTCTTATATCCTTTATCAAGATACTTGTTAATTATGCTGTTAAACTGTAATTCAGCCTGTTCTATAGAAGATCTTTTAACTTTACCACTAGTTATAATTAGGTCTGGCTGCTCTGTCTGTTTACCTAAATATTGCCCAGTAAATCTCTTTATAATAAAAGACTTAGTATCTTGAATTAATTGAACCTCTACCTGTTGAACTTTGTCTCTAGCATTTCTGCTAACTAAATATATATCCTTTAATATTACCATTTTAATAATTAATATCCACTAGATCCATAACCTTTTGTACCTCTTTCTGTGTTATCCAAAGTATCAACTTCTTTCCATACTACTTTGGGTACTTCTTGTAGTACTAACTGTGCTATGCGATCTCCATTTCTAACAATATAATCTTCCTTTCCAGAGTTATATAAAATAACTCCTATAGAATTTCTGTATCCAGAGTCTATAGTTCCTGGAGAATTTAATACAAATATACCATGTTTTAAAGCTAAACCTGATCTACTTCTTACCTGAAACTCAAAACCTTTAGGAAGTGCTACATAAATATCAGTAGGTATAAGGGCTCTTTCTCCAGGTTTTATAACAATTTCGAAATCTAAAGAAGCATATAGATCCAATCCAGAATCTTCATCATGTGCATATTTAGGTAGTGGATTTTTTGATTTATTTATTATTTTTATTACCATATTTACATCTTAAACCATAGGCTAAATTAAGATAGCTAAATTCATTATCTATGAACTTTTTGTCTGAATAAGGAAATACTTTTCTAAGTATTCTTTTAGAAAATCTCTCCCATTTTTCATATTCTTCTTCAGAGTTAAAAGTATAATATTCGTACCATCTTTCTCCTTCTATTGTAGGATTATCTTTAACATAATCTATATCAACTTTATATCTCTTTAATTCTTTATTTATTATTAATCTAACAGCATCATCTTTAGACATCTTTTTAGAAAAATAGATTAAGTAAAAATCTCTTAAATTTTGTTTTATTTTGTTAACCACATTTACTGTTTCCACAGTTCTTGCAGATTTTACATCCATTTTCATATACTATAGCTTTTTCTCCGCATTCTGAACAAACCTCATCAGTCTTTGTTCCGTCTTCAATAAAAGACTTTATAGCTCTAATAACTCCATATTGCCAAGAATTTAGAGATTTATTATTAAATTCTAATTTCTCTATAATATGAATAATATTTTCTAAAGCTACTCCTTCTCTTAGTAAAGCAGATACAAACCTGGCATAATTCCAATACTCTTTATTAAATATTCTATTTAATCCACCTAATGTATTAGAGTATCCATAATTGTCAACATACCTAAAATCATATCTAGATTTTCCTTCAGAAGGTATTTTTATAATAGTACCTTCTTCTATATAAGATGGTATTGGAAATTCATCTAGGTCATTAATACCTGTGAATATTTCATATGGTTTACCATCTTTTATACCTATAAAAGCTATCCAATCCTTTTTTTCATTTTTAAATCTTAATACTTTACAAGGTAATTCAGGAGGTCTTGTAGAATCTTTACTTTCTATGTTAATTAAAATACCAGATCTACTTCCAGCTCTATAAGTTGTTAAACCTTTTAAGTTTTTTTCATAACCTAATATATACAACTTATTAACAGTTTCTTTATCTATATTCTCAGGTAAATTAACTGTAGAACTGATACTATGAGTTGTATATTTCTGTAAAATAGCTTGCGTATCTATTCTTTGTTCTGGTGTTAAATCATTAGCAGTTTGTAGATAATATGGAGATTCTTTATATAATCTGTCCAAATTTTCTACTGACTCATCTTTTAATTCTTCACCATATTTTACTTTATACCATTCTCTAAACTTAGGATGAATAACCATATAAGTCTTAAAACCTACTCCATTTTGATCTACAAAATCAGGAGTTTCTCCAGGATTACATTTCTTCCTTCTTTGGTAGTATAATGAAAATACAGGTTCACAACCAGAAGTAGTACCTGTTAATATACTTAGAGACCCCGTAGGAGCCACAGTACTAATTGAAATGTTCCTCCGACCGTACAGCACCATTTTACTTACTTGTTCTGGATATTCTTTTAGAAGAAATTCATACAACTTGTTACCGCCTTCTAGTCCATATTCTCCTGAATAATACTCTAGAGCTCCATTATAAACTGGAAAAGGCCCATCAGTAATTGCTAAATCAATAGAAGCATCTAATTCTGCTTGCAATTTTATATGCATTATTCTTTCTACTACTGAAGGATCTCCATATGGAACTCCTAGTGCAGCACACATGTCACCTAATGCAGTTATTCCTGTACCTGTTCGTCTTCCATTTTTTCCTACAGCATATACTTTTTTCCAAAGTTCAGGCTCATCATTAAGATCTATAATTCTTTTTATATGCTTTAATTCAACATCAACAAGAGTATCTGCAATAACCTGAGCTTCATAAAATACGGTATATGCTAGATCTTCATTTATATAAGCTTCTTTTGTAAAAGGATACTTAACAAGACTATATAAGTTAACTGCAATTAAGCGACAAGAATCTAAAGCACTAAGTGGAATTTCCTATGATTTAAATTTAATTAAATCATTTCGACTATATCTTCTAAATTAAATTTATAATACATACTTTTTGGAATAATATCTTTAAAAGGTTCTAAGAAATCTTTTATGAACTTAATTATAGTGGGTTTACTTTGTAAGATTATAGCTTTAGGAGTGATGTTAAAAGTATATCCATACGTTTTAAAGTACTCAAACAAAGCTTCTTGTAACTCTGTATTTATAGTGCTAAAACCTAATTCCCAAGTAATATATTTACCCTTACTTATAGAAAAATATCCATCATCCAGAAAATAAAGCATAACTCCAAAAGGTGTTAATTTACTTACTAAATCTTTTTTAGATAAATGTAGTAATCTTGATAATTGTTTATGTAAAACCTCTCCAGTTCTATAAACATAAGATTCATAATTATCTTTAGATATTCTCTTTCTTATTTTCTCTAAACCATTTGTTTGAGGGTAAGCTTTATTAAATAATGAGACCTTAAATTTTAAGTATTCATACTGTTTATAACCATGTTCTATTTTAAAAGAATTTTCTCTTTCTATAGAACCATCTCCTAACATTTGAGAAACTAAAATAGCTTCATTATCTTCAGGAGTTGGATTATATTTCTTACTTGGTATTTTAGATAAAGCTAATACTTTTAATTTATAGTAATCTGATGTACCAAAATATTTTTTTAATGTATTAGCTAATCTTACACTATCATTTATTCCAGTTAAATCATAAAACTCTTTATAAGTTTCTGATTGAACTAAACAATCAATTACCTTTTCTTCTGAAGGAATAAGATTATTAGAAATAAACTCACTAACAGGCATTCCAAATAGGCTCTTAAACCTATCTCCAGCTGTCCTTTTACATATTCCAAATTCTTTTGCAAGAGTTTCATAAACATTATTATTTTTAACTCTTGTACATGATAGGGCTAATTCTTCTGCCCTTTCTTTAAATGTTTTCATAAATTAATTTTGATTCGTACATAGTCTGTGAACCTTCTCCATATTATAAATAACTTAGGAGCTCGGCTGCTGATTACTTAACGTTATACTATTTTCAAACATTCACAAATACCATTTCTAGTTTTGTTGTAGTTGTATAACTATCCCAAGTTTCCAGCAATTCTCGAATTTTTTTACTTGCAGCAAAATCTACCGCAAGGATTTGTTGATATAGGTTTATACTCTGGATATACACTAGCTAAATCATAATCTACAATGTTATCCCAGAAAAGTATTCCTGGTTCAGCCGACTGCCAATTAGATTCTATTATAGTATCCCATAATTCTTTAGCTTTTATTTTCTTGATATATCTCTTAGTAGATACTTCATATAGTTTATCATATTCTAATTTACTTAAATCTATATCATCTATATTTATATCTACAGGCCATCTTAATAGGTAATCTTTATTACCTTCTACAGCATATATAAAATCTTTAGATACTTTTAAAGATATATTAGCACCAGTTATTTTAGTTAAATCCCTTTTACAAATAGCAAAATCTGGAGAATCAGGATGTCTGATATCTAGGGTTATCATTAATGCGCCCCTTTATTTGGACTATATCTTATCTTACTTAATAGTAAGACTTGGGTTCTCTAGCTGGTTATTAAGGGAATCCTCTTTCCCTCCAGTAGTCTCTACACCTTCTTCAGAATGGTCTGAAGCTCGGCTCGGTATTGTACTATTTATAGTAGTTTCACCGAATTCTCCCAATTCAAGACGCAGCGCATTGTATTTATTATATTTTCTTTTCAGTACAATTAAATCTTCTTTACCATACATGGCTTTTAAAATTCTTAATACTGAATCTTTCGATGACATTTCTAGGACATAACAATTTTCATCACCTTTAGGGTGAAGGCTTGATACAACTTTATTCTTTTCAAGTAATTTTTGTATAGCATATAATAGTTTATAAGAACCTGTAAAACATATTTTATACCATAATCTATTACGATCTTTTCTATGTCCGAATGTTAAACATCCATCTCCATCAAAAAAACCTAATAGCATATATGGTTGTAAATCTTTTCTTATTCTAGGAAATGTTTTATTCTCTTTAGAATTACATAACCTATTTATATCTTCTACTATTTTTCTATTACCTATACTCAATTTTGCATTAGGAAATGTTCTAGATTCTCTATTTAACTTGGTATAAGTTCTTACTTGTCCTCCTATTTCTGAGGCTATAAAGTCTAGTATTTCTTTATCTGCAATAGCACATCCATAAACTAAATCAGAATTACTAATATACCCATCTGCTAAAGTGTATCCTAAAATATAAGCTTTTTCCTTAGTGTCAATAGTACTAAAGTAATTTTCATTGTAAATAGGTTTTTTATATTTCATATCATTTTCTAAACCATATTTATGAATTCAATAACTTATAGCACTTCTCTTTATATTAACTCCAGGAAGAGCTTCTATTTGTCTAGTACTTAGTCCTTTCTCTAAGCATTCCATTAAAAATTGTTCGTCCATAATATTTACTCTGTATATTTTCAATATTAAAAAATGTTTCATCTGTTTTACGTCTTCCACTCTGCCCAATTGTATTGGTTACATTACTAAATAAATCCATAAATGGTATAATCCCAGTAGTAGTTTTAGCAGCATTATTAACAGAAGCGCCTTTAGGTCTTAAAACTGAAATGTCTACTCCAACTCCTCCTCTTCTTTTATAGATATTAGCCATATATTTAGCTGTATCAAAGATTTCTGATATAGAATCTTCAGTGCTAAGAACATAGCAATTACTAAGGCTTACAGGCTTATCAGTACCTATTCCATATAGTACAGAGCCTCCAGGAATTATATATTTAAAATCTTTAAATAAAGTATGTAAGGTTTCTCTATATGGATTGTTTAGCCTCTTTTTTCCATACTCTGATAGATTTCTATCATAACTAAAAGATCTATCAAACCCTTTTTCCAGTCTTTCAAAAAATTGTTCTAAACTTTCTCCTTCTTGTCTATACTTGTCTTTCCAAACATCATAGGCTAGTTCATCATGTTTAAAATAATCTTCCATTAATTATTATTAGGATTAAGTTTTACAATTTTAGGATGATCTTCTTCATCTATAATATCTTCATCAGATATTTCATTATCTAAAGTTGTGTCTTTTTCCTCTTGTTCAGATCTTAATTTCAAAGTCAGCCAGTTATTAAAGTCAAATTGAGTAACCATTTTTAATACTTTATCCATCTCTTCTTGACTTTTTATATCTGGATTTTCTTCTATAGATTTTCTTCTTGTATCTGAAATCATATAAGCTCCAAATGATACTAAATCTCTTTCATCAAATAGTGTTACCATTTTTAAAATTTTATAATTAATTATTTATCATCTTTTAGTAATGAATCTAGTTCTTTCTTCCAATCAGGATTATTTTCACTCCAGATAACCTTTTCTGAATCTTCTCCCACTAATTCTACTAGTGGAACTTTTTTAGTTCCATTCTTTGTAAGAATAGGAATTCCTTTTTTCTTTTCTTTGTAATGACTTAGACTGTAAATTTCCTTCTTTACATTATAGTCTTTAACAATGTCTAGAATAAATTTACAGTCGTCGTCATACACAATTTTAATTAACTGATACATTCAATAGTTTTGATAACAGTATTGTTTTATCTGCTATGTTAACTATATCTTTTTTATCGTGGCTGATAATGTCGGTAAAAGCATTATATACTTGAAATTTACTAGGATTAATTCCTCCAGGCACAAAATACTTACTATCCGAATCTAAATATAAATCTTTATATACTTCAATAGGAACAGACGAAGGTATTCTTATTTTATCAAATCCTTTATCATCATAATGACTTATTGTAAAATCTACCCATTCTCCTAGTTGAATCTTTTTATCCTCACGGACAAAATATTCATTTTTCATTCCCTCTAATACTTTATGCATATTATTTTCCTTTTCAACAAGCTCTTTTAAAGAACTATAATTTATAGGTTCATCTGGTTTTAATTCTTGAATATTTAACCAAGATGGATCAAATACACATAAGTTTAAACACGCTTTATTTAATACACCTCTATAAATTTTTGCAACAGGTTTCCTAACATCTAAGCCATATATTAAACCATATGTTTCTGCATGATTATCTACAGTATATTTATCTGGTAATACAGCTTGTATCCATACTCTATTATATACCACATCTTTAGAATCTTTTGTAAGACTCATTTGATCTGCTTCCTTAACCTGTATAATAAAGTTATCAGTTACTTTACTAAGTTTCTCAAAAAATGGTTCTGCATATTCTCTAGTAGGTAAGTATTCTCTATTTTTAATTATTGTGCTTTTGCCTTTAAGCAATGCATCTGCACTAATTTCCATAATTCATTCTTTTATTATGCCGTCTAATGTATCTCCGTTTTTATCTATGAGGGTAAAGTCACATCCCCATTTAGCAAATCCGAAATTAGCATGTATCCAATTACTAGAACCAAATAAGCTACTTACAGATTTGTATTTAAAAGCTCTTCCATACGTTGTAGCACTATGATGTAAATCACCTTTTACTACAGTAATGTCACCTCCTAAATTATGATATCTTATATATTCATCAAAGTATAACTCTGTTCTGTCATTAAGTACAAGGGGAAAATTCTTAAATTGGTCCATATTATCTTTACCATGTAAGAATATAACAGTTTTATCACCAATAATAAAGTGATCTATAGGCCTAACCGCTACATATGTACTAATACCTTCATGCTCTAGCATTATAGCTAATGCTGTAATAATACTATGTTCAAAATCTCCACCATGATTTGAATGACCAACAGATACAAAGAATATATCAGAATTTGGATTATTATCTTTTAAATTTGTAAAGAAACCACTCATTTGTCTTAATAAAACTTGTCCTTGTTCTTTATTAGACATATTTTGTGGAAGAATGTGAGTTGAATCAGGTCTTGAGGTTTGTGCATTATATCCATCAATTGCATCTCCTAAATTTAAAATAATTATATTTTTAAATGTACCATTATAACTATTTATTTTGTTTAGGATTATATTTAACCTTCTATGAACTTCTTCCTCATCATACTTATTATCATATACTCCTTCTTCAGACACATAAGCTCCAATATGCATATCACTTAAATACACTATAATAGTTTCATTAGAGCTATCTAATTTGATAGTATTAAACTTATCTTTATTTATGTCTTCGGAAATATATTTTGCAGATTCAAAATCTTCTTTAAGTTTTTGATGTTCTAATAAAAGTTCATTATATTTTTTCTTATATAAATCTCCTTTATCTTGTTCATACTTCTTAAGAAAATCTACCTCTTTCTGCTTTATATGTAATTCTAGTAACTCTTCGGTTGTTCTAGATTCTAGAACATGAGGAGGAAATGGTACTACAGACTTAGTGACATTAAAAGCACGTAGTATCTTTTTAAATTCAGATACTGTATATGGAAAATGTCTAGATATATTCCTCTGAGTAAGATTAGCTCCATCAGAAGAGTACTCTCTATATATTAGTTCCATTTCTTCGTTAGTAAGAAATCCTTCTAACGGTCTAGAATCTCTAACATATATCTTAAATCTATAGCCATTTATCTTTCCATCTTCGTCTCTAACTGGTTCTCCTACAGACCTTTGGTCAAATGCTTCATCCTGTGAGGCATTATATTCAACTTCTCGTAAATCTTTCTTTTTTTTCATTATGTAATCTATAAGTTTAAATCTTAAATTAGACTAAAAAAGGTGAGGAATGTTTCCCCACCTTTGTAATTGTTTTTAGTACTCTTCTACGGCAAAAACAAATTTACCCATTTTAGCGGAAGCAGACGGAGTATATTCTCCATAAGCTGCGTACTTCTGCCCTTCGGTCACCTCTTTAACGATTTCAATTACGTAAGGTTTCCGATTTTCCTTAATAAGTTCCTTCATAAGATCTAAAGCTTGGTCTTTCTTAGTAGCCTTTCCCTCTACTTTACCAGTAGATATAACAGTTACTTCAGGAACATCTACATCTTCTCCATTTTCATCTTTTACCGTGCGGTATTTTACCTTAAATTCAGCTTCTTTTATTTGGTAAGTAGTAGTTGTTTTTCTCTTACCTTTAGTAGCCTCATTAATAATTTTATACGGTCGTTCTCGAGTATCTTCTGAAGCGGACTCCAGAACAATATAAGCCCCTGAATTTCTATTTTCTTTTAAATAGTTTTCAAGGAATTCCGCTAATTTTTTACCACCTTGTGGCTCACCTGCCTTTTTCCAAGAGAGTGTGGCATTTTTTAATTTCTCAAAAGGAATTACAAATCCTGTTTCTTCATAAGCTTTTTTCTTGCTGTATCCCTGCGATTCTGCAATTTTCATATTTACATATTACATTAAAAATTGTTAATTTACCATCTACTAGTATTTCCATCTAATTGTATTACAAAGTTACAACAATTAAAATTCTAAAATTGCCTCAACTTTGATAATTTTTATCTGTTTACTTGGTTAGTGTCTAAACATAGTATATGTATATAATAAATCTAAAAATAATTATTATAATAAACTCATATTATATTCCAAATCCTATTCTAGATTTATTATACTTTGCATTGGTATAATTTTTCTTATCTGTTGGATTTAATACTTGATTTACTGCTTTATCAATACTATAATCTAAAACATACACACATATAAATATTTCCTTTAAATCAGCTAACGAGCAATCCTTAGTTGCTTCAACTAAGGTACTTATATCTTCTTCTGGAACATTTTTATATCTAAAATATTCTTCTCTAGTTTTTTCAGATGGGTATCCTATTTCTATTTTTAAATCTAATCTACTTGGTCTTAAAAAAGTTTCAGGAATGTCCTCAGTATTGTTGCTAGTTCCTATAACTAAATGATGATTTAAATGAAACTGACCGTCTAAAAAATCCAATAAACCTGCTTCTACTTCTCTATATTGATCTATGTCTTCTAATATAGTTATTATAGGAGTGTCTTTTTGAATTTTTCTAAATCCGTACTGAATAAAGTCTATGTAATTAGATAAATTATTTATACCATATACTTTAAACACTACACCTCCATTTTTAATTAACTCTTTACTTATAATGTTTATGATAGTACTTTTACCAGTACCTGCGAAACCTGCCAATAAAATTCCTCTTTTATGTATTAGTTTCTTTTTTTCATATACATCTTTTTTATCCCAAAATGTTTGAATTTCATCTAATAAATTTTTAGTTATAGAATCACTAAAAACAAATAATTCATCTGTATCAACATTTATAGGTTTACAAGTAAATCCTTTGTCATTACTATAATCTATTTTATACATTCCAGGAGGCAGTTCCTTATATATAGTAATATCTGTAGATGGCATAAAGACATCCTTGTCTCTAACCCATATGGACGCTTTACTAACTATATCCTCATCCATATAATATTCCTCACTAAATTCTGTTATACTCTCCATAACTAAAAATTAAAATGGAGTCCATGTATTTAATAACTCCTTTATTTTATTTATAATTTGTTTTGAATCAGTTAATCCATATGAATTAAATTTACTAACACCATATGATAAATCATCTACTAACATAGATAAATTTTCTAAAGCATTATAGAAAGAAGTTCCTTCTTTTTCTTTAGTTATTTGTAATAATACATCTAGTGTAGTAAGTTTAGGATTTTTCTCTTTTAATTTATTAGCTGTTAAGGCTACTAATGATATAAGAATTAGTTTATCATCAAACTCATCAGATAATAAATTCCCAAATCCAAAACATCTTACATATAACTTAAATCTATCCTCATATGATAACTTATTAATCTCATTAGTTATCTCATCAACATTCATAGGCAACAAGTATTAATAAATTTTTAAACTCTTCTAAGCCTTTTTTAATCCATTTATCTGATATTTTAAATACTCCAGAATTATATTCTGGAATAGTTTCTATAGCTAGAATATTAGCTTTATATTTATATCCTTCTAAATTTAAACAGTTATTTAGTAAATATAAATACATTGCCAACTGTCTATAATATCTGTATTTCTCAAATGATCCAGGAATATAAATCCCATTAAATTCATTACCCATAAAAAAAGATAAAGGCTTGCCAGTAGATTTTACATCATTAAGAGTTATGATTTTTTGTTCATGGTCAATAGTAAAATTATCTAATTTACCTTTTACCTTTACTATTTTATCTCCAACTTGTATCTCTCCTAATATAGCATATTCATTATATACTTCAGGATCATTTATAATTCCTTTTGGATACAATGTGCTCATAAATTCATTATTACTTATTATATTAGAAATACAAATATCAAATATACTAGCCATAGACTTAGATAAGAATATAGTAGATTTGTCTAAACTTTCTTTTACTTTAAGTCTATTTAAATAGAATTCAATAGATTCTTTTATTGCAGTTTTTAATCTTTTACTTGTTAATTTATCCTTATAATAGTCAGATTTTTCAGAAGCTAATTTTATTGAGTCTTCTATACTATATCCTTCTTTTCTATACAGATAAACATTCTCTGCAAATACTCCTAATTTTCCAGATGGTTTTCTAATATCAGATATTTCATATTCATCTGGTTGTAAGAGCATACAATGGATACTAGAACCTAATTCTAATGAACTAGAATATTTTGACTCTAATCCTTTTTTAAACTTATCTATAGAACCATCTTCTTCAGGATTAATAAGGCTTAGCCTACTATTACTTATATAATCAGAATATTTATCAGAAAAATATTCTTCATCACTCATTCGTAGGAGTTGTAAACTACCCGGAACTACTTTTAAAGATATTTCATTATCTATTTTCACTATTACATACTACTAAACATATTTTATTCATTTATATCTTTTTATTAGGTATTTCAGTGTTTCCAAATATACTTAACTCTCCTGATAATACAGTATTACCAAAAATTCTAGAACATTCATATATAAATACATCATCAGATACTTTAGCTTTACCATATACTTTTGCTAGGTCAAATATTTTAGCATAACCTTCTATAACTGCTTCTTCAAAAACCATTGCATCTCCATATACTTCTGGACTTCCTGTTATAATAGCTTTATTAAATACCTTAGCACCACCATATACTATAGCATTGCCTGATATTTTAGCATTATCATATATTACTGCAAAACCAAATACTCTAGCATTTTCAAATACTTGAGAAAAGTTTTTTAATCTAGCATGATCAAATATCTGTGCATCATCATATACTTTACAATTATCTAGTATTTTAGCTTTGCCATATATTTTAGCACTGCCATATATTTCTGCATTATCATATATACTTACTCTATCTTTTACTATAGCATTGTCATATACTTTTGCATTTCCGAATATTTTAGCACTTCCTGATATTTTTGCATTTCCAAATACTTTGGCACTATCATATATGTTAGCTTCTTCTGATATGACAACATTATCCATTACTTTAGCTGAATCACGTATTTCACTATGATCTTTTATTATAACATTTCCAGATACTTCTGCATTATCGGTTACTATTGCTTGATCAAGTATAATAACATTATCTTTTACCACTGCATTTTTACATACAGTAGCATTATCAAATATTTGTGCATTGCCTTTTATAACAGCGTTATCAAGTATTCTTGCACTATCACGTATTACAGCATAATCTTCTATTCTGGCATATATAGCTACATAACCTGAAAGTACTACTGCATTTTCTCCTACAAAGGCACTATCAGCTACCTCAGCCTTTTTGTATACCCAACCTCCACCATTAGGATGTTGACTCCACTCAGATCTATTTTGTTTTCCATATCTGGCCTCTAATTCTTTAAATGTCATATTATTTATTATTAAAAAATCTATTATACTTCTCCTCAATTTCTTTATATCTTAAAGAATTTATTCTATAAGGAGTTAATATATTGATATTATGAGGTCTAGTTAATAATAATGCTGGTAGTCCAGATTCTATAGCTTTTATTACATTACTATAAGAGTCGTCTACCAGCACATCACACCTTCCCTTAATTAAAGTAGCTTTATTTCCTTTTTGATTGTATAATTGATATATAGGTTTTACAGGAAAGTTATTTTTTAATAACCAATTCTTAGTATATCTTTTACTATTTACCCTTTTAGTACAATATATATGAGGTTCAAAATCCATAGTTTCTAATACTGGTAAACTTTCCCAGAAATTTTTATTATTTCTGAGTTTATATACATTTCTGGTGATTTCATAATCTCCCTTTTTAGGTTTTCCATATAATCTATAATATGGATTCAAAAAATCCGCAATGCAGTCGTCAATATCACATGCTATCCTTAACATATTTATTTATTGAATATATTATTATATAACTCTTCTATTTTATTTTCTGACATAGATTTTGAATATACTGTTTTGTAAAAATAATCTATCTTATCTTCTGGTATAATTTCTTCTAAAGCAGTTGACAGTGCTTCATCAAAATTATTAAACACAGAATATAAATCAACATCATGTTCTATTGGAACCTCTTTTAGGAGCCTATTATTCTCCAATATATTATTTACTATAATGGAAAAATTATCTAAACTAATCATAGTTATATTTCAAATATATCATGATATAAGTCTTCTATATTATCTTCTTTCAAATAACCAGAATACACTATATCATAAAAGTAGTCAGACTTATCTTTAGGAATAATTTCATCTATAGCTGCTGAAAGAGCCATATCTAAATCTTTAACCACAGGATATAAATCTATACCATATTTTTTAGATAATTTCTTTGAGAGTTTGTTACTCCTTAATATACCAGATACTAGTATGTTAAAATTTTCTAAGCTTATCATAACTCATTATTCATTAAATATGTAATTATATGCTTCCTTTATTTCACTATCAGTCAAATCATCATATGCTACCATATCGATGAGATAGTCTATTTTTTCTTTTGGAATAAGTTCATTAAGAACTATATCCAAAGCAATTTCCAAATTTTCTGTTAATGGATAAATATCTATACCATATTTATCATACAGAAATTGTTTAGTATCATCATTACTTGCTATAGCACGCACTAAACGATTAAAATCATCTAAATTCATCATATTCTGTTATTCATTAAATATATAATCATATGTTTCTTTTATATCATCGTCAGTTAAATCAGTATATATTATCATATCCATGAAATAATCTAATACATCTAATTTATCTTTTGGAAGAATTTCTATTAGAGTTATATCTAAAGCATTTTCTAAATTCTTAGTTAAAGGATAGATATCAATATCATATCTTTCTGATAGAAAGTCCTTAGTATTAATACTCTCTCTTATATAATGTGCTAATTTAGCAAAATTATCTAAACTTATCATATTTTATTTCATCTTTTAGCTGAATAAACAGCTTGTTTTTTATAATCTATTATTGAATAATTATCCCTTAAATAATCTGAACCTAATATTCCTACTATATTAAAACCTTGTGTCTCTAAGTCTTTAATAATAGGACTTAAATCTGAAGTAGAAAAAAGGATACGTCTGCCATCTATGATTGTAGATACCAAAATAGTTTTTAAATTTGAGGTACCTGATATACCTGTTATAATAGTACTAGTTTCTTCACCTTCTTTACGAAATAAATCAGAGTTATTGAAATACCAAGTACTATCTATAACAGATAAATTAGCTCCAGAATCTACTATAAATAAAACTTTTTTATTTCCTATATCTTTCTCTATAATAGGAATTTTTACTTTATTATTTTTGTTGTTTTTAAAATATTCTACATTATATCCACTACAAGATATAAATAAGAGTAAAGACAGTATAATAATAATTTGTTTAGTCATATTTAAGTTTTAATAGTTTATAGAATAACTCTTTTGGTATTATAACATATTCTCCTACACTAACACTGTTTACTTCTCTTTTTTCTTGTGCATTTCAGAATATAGCCAGTGGTTTATCTTTTTTTCCTACTTCAGCATTAAGTTTTTTAACACTAGGATTAGATTGAGTATTTTTACATTGTACATAGAAATCTAACACATTATTGGGATCTGCTATATCTATTTTAGCATCATCTAACCTCTTACTTTCAGATCTAGATGTACATAGTTCAGAATCTCTGGTTATTTCCTTTAATTCATTTACAATCTTTCTTTCATAAGAACTTCCTTTTCTCTTATTTTTGCTGCCATTTACTTTTTTCTTGGGTTTTTCCTCTAATTCGTTATTTTCCATTGAATATATAAAAATATTTTGTATTATGAATAGTTTTATCTTGTAGTATTAATTCCATATCTTTGATTATTTCATACCTTTGAACATAGTTTGATTTTTTCCATAAATCACTAATATCTTTGGCATATTTTCTTTTTATAAATATACATCTCGTATTATAGAGTTTTTTATATTTTTGAGCACCTTTTACTCCAGCTAAATCATTATCATATAAACATATTATATTATTAAAACTATTTTGTAATTTTTCAAATCTAGCTTTATTTATTACAATAGTTTCAGATATAGGGGCAACTGAATTTATCCCTATACTGTATAATGTCATGACATCTTTTAATGATTTAGTTATTATAAGATTTTCTCCAGAAACTGGAAGTTGTCTTATTCCTTGTAACATGGAAGAGCTCCAATTACTTAAAAATCTATATTTAGTTTTTGTTGGAAAATATAATCTCCAGAACTCGTCTCCATTTTTACTTTTACCTCCATAATATCCATATATAGAAGTTTTTTCTGATGAGCCTGTAAAATAATTTCCATTTAAAAACACAGACTTTACGGAATAAACTCTAAATTTTTTTAATATATCATAAGATATACCGAATTCTTTCCACCAATTTAACTCCTTTTCAGAAAAATCTTTTGCTTCTATTTGTATATTAGCATGTTTAGTTTCTTCTAAAACATTACCAGAGTATTGTATCTTAGGTGGATTAGTATCTAGTTTAGTATATGGTATTAATCCAAAATCATTAGCTATTATTCTTAAAGATTGATAATAACTACAATGGAATATATTCATAACTACAGTTGCAGCATCTCCAGAAATTCCTGCAAAATCCTTAAATATAAGAATCCCATTTTTATTTTTATAGAAAGCACAGGTTGGCCTAGTGTCTTTTCTTAAAAAAGATGGGCATATAAAGAGTCCCTTTTTTACAGGGACTCCTAAATAATGCTCCATCAATCTTTCTTGTCCTATTGTATTATATAGGAATTCTTTAGTAATCTTTGGAGCTCCTTCATACTTAAACTCCATTAATTATTCAATTATAGTCCAGAAACATCAAAATCTAAATCTAAGTTACCTACTTCTGGAAAATCCATTTCGTCATCTACTTTAGTAGGAGTAGCTTTAGCTTCATTGTTCATATTTGATTTTTCATAAGCAGTAAATGCTAAGTTACTTCCTATAAAATTATTTCTAACGTATGCTCTTCCTTCTTGATTTATTCCAGTAAAATATTTAGGAAATATTACTTTACCTTCTCGATCTTTTACTAATTTTATTTTAACTGTAGCACCGATACCTTTATTAAGAATGGCGACTACATTATTTCTAAATTGTTCCCAGTCTTTACCACCTAGAGTTACCTCCCCTTTATCTATTTTCTTTCCCACTTCTGGGAGAACTGCATCAATTAAATGCTTAAGTAATAGCATCATATTTTCTTTATTTGAAGCAGAAGGTATTTTTTGCTCTTTACCGTCTCTTACTACAGTATTCTCCCTTCTTTTGGAGTCCTCTGGTCTAGGTTCAAATATAGTATGCTCAAACTGACCTTTGTCATTTGAGAATTTTATTCTTAGTACTCTAAAAGTTTTATCAGGTTCTTTTCTACCTTGCATGTCTTCAGAAACTATTCCATCGAATCTTACTTCATGTATTTCGTTTCCTGGTAATTGAGGTTTAAATGTAGATTGTGATGCATTTGCAGTAATGTTAAAATTAAATCCGTCCATTGTCATTTTCTTATTATAACTTAAATTCTAATTCATCTATCTCATAAGTTTCATCACCATCTACAAGTAATTGTGCATCGACTTCATCTGATAATTCTATAGCTTCTTCTACTGTTTCAGCCACTTTAGAATTAGATACTAGTTTCCACACTCCATCTCTATATTTTTGTATAGTAAATTCATCTCCAAATTCACCTAATACTGTATTTTGGTTTCCTCTAAAGGAAACAGTTTTAGATTTGGTAAGTTTATTACCAGCTCCTATTGTATCAAAAGACACATCAGTTCCTATTACAGGAAATAATTTACCTTTATCTTTCTCATATTCAACAACTACTCTAGATTCAGAAGTTAATCCCATTTCATCTATAGCTTTATTGTTAAATATTAATTTTCCATCCTCTCTTATAATAAGAGGAGTATTTTCCAATTCTTCTATTACTTCTTTCTTCTTTTTAGTAGTAGTTTTTTTCTTTACTTCACCTTCTACATGAGCTTTTACGTTAGTAACTTCTCCGGTATCAGTGTCTACATCAAAACTTATAGTTATTGCCTTAACCATTGTTATATTCGTCTATTTTTTCTAAAACATATTTTAGATCGTTATCTATATATAAATCTTCAAAACATCCCATAGGAGTTTTTGCTGTGGTTGTGCCATCAGACTTAGTGATAAATTTATATTCTATTTTCTTACCATTAGCATCTTCAGTTCTTATTACTTCTGTGAATAGTACATATGTGAATAACCCTTCTATAGTTATAAAAGTGTCCAACATTTTTCCAACAGTCTTAATTTTATAACTAGGATTGGTAGAATCGCCTATATTTTCACTATGAGTAATTACACAGACTTTTAAATCGTCTCTCATATTCATAATTTCTTTTAAAACTGAATAAAAATTAGCTGAAATTTGAGAGAACTTATCATACCCTTTTTCATTGGCTCTATCCATCATTTCAAATCCCATAAGATATTGTGCATCTTCTAAAACTACAACCTTTATATCTGGTCTAGTTTTATCTATAATTTTTAAAGCTTGTGCAATTTTCTTTACATCAGAAGTATTATATAAATTACCCACAAACTTTTTTGTTTCTGGGTCTTGCTTAAAAAGAGTGTAATTTTTCTTAAAACCTGGAAAAGGCAAGCTTTTTCCAGTAACATTAATAATAAAAGTTGATTTTGGATCTAGATTTCTTAATGAAGTGCTCTTTCCAGATCCCGAAGCACCTACAATAGCTATTGATTCAGCCATTATCTATAATTTAAAAACATTCCTATCATCGTTATCTATTGTAGTTGATTTATCTGCTCCAGTTAATAATAAATATTCTGAATAATCAGTAATTTCTTCAGGCTTTGGTAATTCTCTAAACATTCCTATTTCACCATGAAATACTACTCCTTTATTAACATCAGACTTCCCAAACCTGTTTTTAAGTACCATAACCAGCCTAAACCTATCTTTAAGGACATTTTGTATAGGATATCCTTCAACTCTTGGTATTTTCTCTCTATATGGATAATATAAAGCTAATACAACTTCAGAGCCATCAGTAGTTCCTGAAGTATCTTTAAAATCATCGAGTTGAGTAAGCTCGTATCCATTAAGCTTCCTGTCCATAGACTTTTGTCCTCTATTTAACTGCTGAATAAATACACCAGTTAATCCACATTTATTTCTAAAATATATAAAATAATCTACGACAGTATCTATTCTTTCTTTTTTAGTTCCTGGCCCTGATATTACAATTTTGTTACCGTGAATGCTTTTTATCACTCACTTCTATATGTCACCATATAGTTCAGCATATATTTTCATCCTAAAGATTAGGATGTAGAGCTCTCGTGGGTATATTATATTCTCAATTAAGAGGTTCAATACCTATGCGTTGCATTACTAAATAACTTTTAAATTACTTAGTTAACTCAATGTCATCTTTGTAAAATACATCTTTTTTTCTACTTAAATAAATAGTACTATCATCGTAGAGAAATTTTTTAAACTTTTCTAAAGAATCTTTTTTTGATACAAATAATCTATACATATCTTTGTAAGATGTAGAATATTCATCAGATAAAGGTTTTCTCATTACCTTACCAGCTCTTTTTTCTACATTTATTCTTGTGTCTATATTATAGTCATTTATAATAGTCTGTAATTTAATAAGGAAATTTTCATTTATAGAAGCTATATTAGCTTTTAAATATTTTCTATCATAAAATACAGTACCATCACCATCGAAATAACCTCTAATAAAATGTCTTAATAGAGATTCTTCCATTTCAGGTATTTCTAGTTCTTTATAAGTTTTTTCATATACACATCCTAAATTTATTAAGTTTTTACAGAATAAACTGGAACTAATTTTTAAAATAATAGAATTTCCATTTACTATTATATCTTGTTCAGGACATATATAATCTTTTATTTTTTCTAACAATGCTCTATCACTTTCTGCATTTTTTAGTTTTATACAGGCTTGATCTTGATGTGTAATACATCCATCAGAATACCAAAAACCAACAATATAGGCTTCAATTTCATTATTAATAGATTTAGCATCTCATAATAATTCTTTTCTACTAGTTCTTTTTGGATTTTCTACTTTACTAGTTAAACCATACTTTTTAAAGTGATATGATGCAGAAAAGTTATACTTCTCTCCGATTTGTTTTTGTGTATAATTTCCTTCCTTGTATTCTTTATACACTTCTTTTACTTTTTCTTCTGTTCACATAATTTTTATTTTTGAATTAAACATATTACAAAAATATAAAAATCTGTGGTCAAAAATGTATAAAATACAATTTATTTAAAATAATACACTGTGATGTATTTCAAAGGTTTCCTTTGATTTAGCTCTATTTTCACTTATATATTACTATATAAGGGGGCTAATAGTTTACCCCATATGATCGATTATAGCTACTTTATATTCTTCTATATCATTTTCTACATAATCTTCTTTATGTTCATTGATAGGAATAAAAGTACCAAATCTTTTTAGCCAATCTTTTAATGTGCCATATATATAATTAGGAGATAAGGGTCTATCATATATAGTAAGGGTATTTTCCAGTTTATTTAAAAATGGAACACATTTATTTACTATTTTGAGTTTATCATCACTAATAGGCTTAGTTAATGATAATATTTCTTCAAAAGTGATAACTACATGATACTCATCATATATATATCTAGATAATAATTTTGCATATAATACTTCAGAAGCCATTTCAAAAGAGTAATATAAAATATTAACTTTTCTACTTCCAGCATTTTTAATAAGATTATATACAAATATATCTAATCCAAAACTTGTCTTTCCTCCAGAAGTATCGGCTCCTATTGTATATATATATCTTCTCTGAATACCATAAAGAACTTTATCTATAGCAGGTAATCCCATAGAAATACCTATATTCTTTCCAGACCTACCATCTTCTATTTGTTTTAGTA